AGTCTTGTTCTCTAGTGGGGTCAGCGGGCTCTTGAGTAATTAAATGGTGACTCTGCCCAAGCGCAGTAAATGTATGTTTGGCCAGACTGGTTGCGCCCAGCAGTGGATGTTCTGATCTTGAATCCATTACTAAGGATGTCCCAGCCGACACCTGCCGTGCTTGCTCCGCTCGAATCTTGATTTTCAGAAACGCTACTATTTGCGATTAGTTGAGTATCGCTAAGGTTGTATGTTGATCTGGCTGTGTCATGAATAATCCAGTCGTAACCTGAAGAGCCGCCAACCGAAGAAGACTTGACCATGATGTATCGCGGTCTAAACCCGGTATACACAAAGGGACCATCCGAGCTGCCGTTGCCGGTGTAGCTGCCAAAGCTAGAGTACCCGACTACTGGGGCGAAGCAGTAGGCGACAAAGGTCGCAGAAGAACCGTTCACACCGCTCTCTGTTCCAAGTGAAAAAACTGTAGAAGACGGTGATGTAGTAAAAACAGTTCCCGCACCATCTGTGCGTTTTGCGCCAGTATCAAACTGAAAATAATCACTTGCCCAATTAAAACCAGAGAAAGTAAATCCAATGACCCAGCCTCCTGTTGCACTACGCTTTTTCACGATCACCATGCTAGGAGCAACACCCAAACCATGCCCCACCGTGGCATTAGCACCCGTCCCCGTATAAGTAACAATCGAAAACCCCGCACTCGCATTAGCCCGCACCTGACTAGAGATGGAGCCTGCTGTGTTGTTGGTGTCGGTGGAGCTTCCGGCGTCCCAGCACCAGGCCGCGTAGGTGGCTGAACTGGTGTTGAGTTTGGCAAGACTGCCGATGGTGAAGGTGTTGGTGCCGAACGCTGTCAGACCAGTGCTTTGCGTTGTTTCTGCAGCGGTACTGTTGCTAGCAAGATCCTTCTGAACATCACGCACCGCGTCGTAGAGCGCATGATCAGTTGCCCCGGACCGACCTTTGATCCACACGAGGTCCGGCGTAAAAGCAATACTGGTTGGGGTGCTGCTGGCGTAGGGAAGCGTCAGGCTTGACCCAGTGCCGGTGTAAAGCACCACATCCATCACCGTCGAAGGCTTTGTGACTAATGGCGCGGGCAGGTTTGCCGTGCAGAGCGCTTTGTAGCCACCCGAAGGAGGAGAATAAGCAAACGGTCTTTGGCCGCAGTTCAGATAGCCAGAGTTGCTGTAAGCATTAACGACGAGGAACAGTTCAGCAGGCAGTGAGGTGAAGGTAGGATTTGAGCCGGTAGACGGATTGCCAGTTGTGCCACTAGACCCGTCACGCCAAGTATTGTTCTGTCCGGCCCAAGCACGATTATTTGCGGGGTCTACAGCAATCTGGATAATGTCTCCAGCAGCAAAAGACCCTGAGTAAGTATTGCCACCATCGTTACGGTTGATAATTATGGAACTGTAGCCGAAAAAATTCCACGAGTTAGACGCACTGCCCGCCACTGCATTTGTTGCGAGAGAAGCCGCACCCAAGCCAAAGCCAAGTCCAACCGATGAGTTAGTGGAGCTTCCGACAGTAAGTTCGGCGTACCAGAGTCCACTTGTCGGGATTGCAAAAGTGCTTTTGGCTAGACAATGGGCAGCACCCGCAGTGAAATCCAGATTGCCGTTTGAGAGTGTGCCGCCGTTGGTCAGCGGATTGAGAGTGCAGTAGTTGCCTCTTGTAGATCCGCCCGGATCGCCACCTGTGCTAGCGGTGCCATTAGTGGGAACGTCTGTCACTGAATCGTTTCCTGCACCAGCGGTGACCGACAGGTTGTTCGGCGTCCAGTTATTCGCCGGGGAGTTGCCACTAGTGTCCTTCCCTAATGTGGTGGCGGTTGCTGCCGAGTTGTCCGCAAACTCCAGGTGGAAGCCGTTCACAGCCCCAGAGCCAACGTTGTAGCTGCCGGTGTATGCCTTGGGGATGAGCTGGCCGGTGGTGGCGTCGGTTTCGGTGAAGCTGCTGGGGGTTAGCGCTTGGCCGTCGATGAAATAGATGTCGGCTAAATAGCAGGTGCCTGCTGAAGATGCACCAATGTAGGGGAAGTAGTTGATATTATGGGCCAAGGCCGTATTAACAAGCCCTTCAAAATTTTGCGTGGGATAATCGTACGCACCTTCTAGTAATTCTGTTGAAATTAAACTTCCATTTACATAAAATTTCAATCGATCAGAAGCTGTAGCTGCCGTTGTGTCTTGAGCAATTACAACGTGCATCCAAGCAGAAAAATCTCTGAAAACTGCAATAGATTGCCTGCCATAGACGGCTGCACCACTAACTGCAACCCAGGAGAACTTATTCGTAGAACTAAATTGAATGTATGTATAGTTTGGATAAGAATCTTGCCCAAATAAACGAATTGCTTGGTCTGGTGTCGACTTTTTGATCCACCCCGCCCAGGTCCAGGTCTTGCGGTTGCCTGCTGATGCGGGAGTGCGGGACAAGTAGGCACTGTCACTACTATTGAATCTCAGACTCCTAGATATACCTCCAGCAGCTTCTTGCTGGGCATACGCTAATAAGAGCGGATTTTTAGAGAACAGACTCATCCCAGTCTTAAGCGATAGTGCCTGATCCGAAGTCTAGGAGAGCTGCTGCGTTGATTCGCGACGGATTAACAACGTAATACAGCAGCGCATCCACGCCGCTGGCCGTCGTAGTCAAATCGGGTGCAATATTGCTGGGAAAGCGCCAACCGCCGCTATAAGTTAAAAGCCGAGATCCGACGCTATCTTGGCGAAGAATAATGGTGCCGGTCTGACCGCCACTGGCGTTGGCGGGAGTAGCTAATGTCGAACTAGCCGCAGTTAAAACAACTTCAAAATTATCGCGAGCACCGAATGCCAGCGTAATAACACCAGATCCCTGAATAACTCCGCTAGGGGAACCAATAGTCTGCGATTGAGCGACGACAGGACCCGAAATAGGACCGCCGGTTTTGTCATATTTATTTGCTACAGAACTGAGCGCTGCGTTACCTGATGCCTGGGCAGTAGCTGCAGATGAAAGAGCAGCATTACCGGAAGCAAGTGCAGCAGCAGAAGAAGTTAAAGCTGCGTTGCCGGAAGCAAGTGCAGTCGCCGACGAAACAAGAGCTGCGTTACCAGAAGCAAGTGCAGTGGAAGCTGATGCTAAAGCTGCATTTCCAGAAGCGATGGCAGATCCATCGATCCCGAGAGCATCGCCAACAAAAATAAGACCGCTAGCAGCCGGAGCAATCGAAGCGTTAACTGTGACCGTTCCGCCAGTTAAGGCGCCGCCACCGTCAAGGCCGCTTCCAGCAACGAGAGTACCGGCATTAGTCCCAACGACCGTATCGCCAGAAGGAAGTTCTGAAGTAACCCCACTAACTAGAACTAACGGTCGACGTGATGCCATCGCAGTATCCTCGTTATTTAAGTATAGCCTCAGTCGTAAAGAACAACAGGCGGTTCAATTTCGACTTGAAGCTCAGATGTACTTAGTGCCTGTCCAATGTTAACTAAAGCAGCGTATCCGCTGGCTAAGGTAACTAAACCAGAAGCGGTCGAATAACGAGTGAGCTGGCCGGTAAATTTCGATAAATAGTAGTATTCGCCGGGAACAAGTTGGGTATCACCCGTAAGGTTTGCGGATGAAACGACAGCGGTATCGTCCAGCGTCACAGCCACGGTGGCTGAAGTCGCGGCGGCTTGCGTGGTGATTCCGATTGCGTTGTACTGCGCAGGAGTAACTCCGCTAGCAGCACTCGCAGGCAGCACATATGTACCGCTTACATACACGACTTGGCCCTGAATGAGGGTTGCACCAGCCGTAAAGTTTTGAGTCTGGGCCGCTGACGTTGTAACCCCGGCACCATTAACCAACCAAACTTGTTGACCAGCTGGTGTGTAATCGGTGTACTGCCGATTAAAAATGGCTCGGGTTGTCATAACCGTCAGAGCGTAAGGGTGTCAAAGGACCCGGAATCAACGGTTCCCGTATCCGATAAAACGGTGCCTGAAGGCGGTGTGGGAGGATTCAGCGGAGGCCAAACGGGATACTCAGGACCCGTGATGTAAACAGCAAGCGAATCGGTTGAATCGGTGCTGCGAATCGAGACGACTTTTTGCTCACAAGCCGTACGGGTTTCTTGGCGCCAAACTTTGACACCGCTGGACATCGGCGTTCCGTTGTCGATTTCGCGAACGACCATCCAATCGCTAGGAGCCAGAAGTGTGTTCGCAGTTTGACGGGTTTGATCCACCCAACCCGACACCAGAACTCCGTGATCTTTAGGAATTAAGGTGCCACTAGCGGTATAACCCCAATAGAAACGTTGATCCCAGGTCGGGGGATCAGGAACTTCTGTAATCCCCACGGCTGCACGATCATCCGGGGAGGATAAGCGGAGCCAGTTTGCAGGAAACAACGTTCCGTTTGCTTCAAACGGTGTATCCAGCGGTAAAGGTTTGCCGTCTAAAACAAACATCGTCGACTATGTTTTTTTAAATTCTAACCGCTAATAATGCGGGCGGACAAACTAAGTTTGCGGGGGTCAGCGGGCGCGGGCGTAGTTGAAGGGCGATTCGGCAAAGGCGGCGTAGATGTAGACACTGCCACTTGAGTTAAGCCCTCCAGATGTGCTTCTGATTTTGAAACCATTACTGAGAACATCTAGGCTTGCGCCAAAAAATTCAGCATCTGCCAAGTTGGGATAAATCTGAGCGCCAGCAACGTTATAGGTATCTCTGGCGGTATCATAAATAACCCAGACGTTGGTACCACTGCTGCTGTTCTTTAACAGTACCCACCTCGGGCGCATTCCCGTAAACACAAACGGCCCATCCGGGTTGCCGTCGCCGGTGTAGCTGCCGAAACTAGAGTATCCAACTACTGGGGCGAAGGCATACACAACAATCTTCTGATTTGACGCCGAAGCAATCGTTCCTTGGCGGATCCCGATGGTTGAGGAAGAAAAACTCCAGAGAGTCGAGCCACTTGTGGTTTTAGCTGCAGTGCTGTTTAGCTGCAAGTAGTCACTTGCGGGGTTTGAAAAATCAGACCTGGCCACGTACCAAGCGTCAGAAATGTCCCTGTTCTTTGCAATGAACATCACCGGGGACACATTCAGGCCGTGTCCGACGGTATCAAGAGATGATCCATTACCGCCGGACGAGTATGTGATGATCGAGAACCCCGCCGTCGCGTTGGCCCTGACAGTGGAAGTTATGGAGCCTGCTGTGTTCGTGACGGTGGAGCTTCCGGCGTCCCAGGCCCAGGCGACATACGTTGAACTGCTTCCGTTGACCTCTGCGGTGTTGCCGACAGAAAACCCATTTGAATTAAAAGCCGTCAGTGTCTGAGCGTTGGTAGCCTCTGCGTTGGTGGAATTACTGAATAGTCGAGTTGTTGCTCCAACAATTGTATTAAACAGTGCGTTCCATTCACTCCCGCTACGTTGCTTCAGCCAGACAAGATCAGGGCTAAAACCGCCAGGCAATGTAATGCTTTGCGAGCTACCATTTCCGGTCCACAAAACTGTATCGAAAACCGTATTAGGCTTGACGACTAATGGCGTTGTGAGGTTGGCCGTGCAGAGCGCCTTGAAGCCGCTGGGGGCCGTGTAGGCGAAGGCGCGTTGGCCGAAGTTCATGCTGGCCACGGAACTTCCCGACGTGTAATCTCCTACTGCTGAATAAAAAGTTCCTGACAGTGACGAGAATGCTGTCCCTTGACTTGTGTTGTTTTTGTAAAAAACTAAGGTTCCTGCATCAAGATCAAGAGCTATCCCAATCACATCATTTGATGTGTAGGATGCGCCATAGGCAGTTGAAGAACCGTTGTTGTACTTGTTACCAGATTGCAAATATGCATAACCATCTGCGGTAGATCCAAGCTCGGCATTTGTTCCACCGATTTTCAAAACGCCCACTGAAATGCTAGTGGCTGTTGTAGGGGTTACCTCCCAGTACCATTTCCCAGAGCTAACAGCAATGGTGCCAACAGAAGTGGCGCTTCCGGTGGTTGATGTTGTTACATCCAGATTGCCATTGCTGAGTGTATTTCCAGAAACGAATAGGGGATTCAACGTCGCATAATTCCCCCTAACCTCACCCCCCACGCCCGTATCCGTCTGCGCCCCGTTAGTGGGCACATCTACGAGGCTGTCATTACCCGAACCAGCGGTGATACTTAAGTTATTCGGAGTCCAGTTGTTACCTAAATTGAAATTATCTTTACCTAAAGTTGTGGCTGTAGCAGCAGAGTTGTCGCTGAAAGGCAGCCAGAAGCTGTTACCCGTATAAGTACCGGTGTATGCCTTCGGGATGAGCTGGCCGGTGGTGGCGTCGGTTTCGGTGAAGCTGCTGGGGGTCAGCGCTTGGCCGTCGATGAAGTAGATGTCGGCTAGGTAGCCGTCGAAATAACGAGCAGAGAGTATAGATGCTCGTCCAATTTCATGCAGAGCCGCTTGATTAATGCCGTAGTCTTGGTTGCTGATGGACGCCCTATTGTCAATGCTGAAATCGGTAAGCTGGACGCTATTTACATACAGCTTAATCTTGTTTGCATTTGTTCCTTGTGTAGCATCAAAAGCCGCAACTATGTGATACCAAGCCGACACGTCCCTGTAGACAGAAGCGGAAACTAGGAAATTGCTAACAGCTCCAGCAACAGTCAACTTGTGATTATTGTCGATGTAGATACCCATAAAACCGGTATCGCTACTTGTAGTTCCACCGGTAAAAAGATTGACATCAAGTCCAGTCGATAGCGAAGCCCGCTTCACCCACCCCGCCCAGGTCCAGGTGCGGCGGTTGCCAGCAGATGCGGGGGTGCGGCTGAGATAGGCCGAATCGGCTGAGTTGAACCTCAGACTTCTACTAATACTGTATGCTCCGCCAGAAGCAGAAGCGGCTCCAAAAAACTCAGGAGTTGTATTTCCCGGAATCATGAGACAGTTCCCGAACCGTAATTAGCGGAAAGAATGGCGCTTACACGATTAGGGTTGATCACATAATACGTAAGAATATCCACGCCGCTGGCCGTAGTCGTAAGGGTAGGCGCCGTATTTCCAGCAAAACTCCAAGAGCCGCTATATGTAACTAAACGACTTCCCGTGCCATCCTGACGAATCGCAATAGAACCACATTGACCACCACTGGCGTTTGTCGGAGACGCAAAAGTCGAATTATTAGTAAGAACAACCTCAAAATTATTACGAGTGCCGAAGTTAAAAATGCAGACACCCGACGAGTTGATAGCGCCAGTAGTGCCAAAAGACTGAGATTGGACAACAATGGGACCGGAAATTGGGCCACCCGTCTTGTCGTATTTATTAGCTAAAGAACTTAGAGCGGCATTGCCAGAAGCCTGAGCAGTAGAGCCGACAACTAAAGCTGCGTTACCTGAAGCTTGAGCTGTAGAGCCAACAACTAAAGCTGCGTTACCTGAAGCCTGAGCTGTGGCGGCGCTCGTTAAAGCGGAATTGCCAGAAGCAAGAGCTTGATTAGCGGTCGATTGAGCAGCGACACCGCTAGCAGCGAGCGTAAACCGAGCATCAAGAACGCCAACTTCAACACGTTTATTTAGCGTCCCCGAAGCTTCAACGACAGGAAAGTAATCACCACTGGCTAACGTCGTGATCGCTGTAAATTGCGATATTTTCTGGCTAGCCATGTTTATGCAGTCTCTAAGTCAATTGTAGACCCATCTTCTTGAAGCATAGCATCCAGAAGAACACCAGCGCTGGTTTCAAGAAGAATTACTGAAGTAGGGTTAACAACGAACGTAGGTCGCGATAATTCAACTTCAAGCGCAGAAGTTGATACAGCCCGACCAACAGTAGTTAAATAAGCCCCTTCATACGCAGTCGCGGCTAAATCAGAACTCCAAGTGGAGTAAGAAACATTTACGCCCGAAGAAAGAATCGAAACGTAGCGATACTCGCCCGGAGTTAAACCACTTGCAGCCGTATATAAAAAGTCTCCGTTAACTCGAATAAGCGAGCCAGCGGAACCCGAATCGAGAGCCACGCCGATTGCGCTGGCTTGATTCTGTAAAATTGCACTGGATTTATAAATAAACCCAGTAGAACTTACGAAAACTGTATCTCCAGCCGAGATGGCTTCTCCTGCTGTAAACGAAGTTAAAGCCATCTCGACCTTTTAGATAATTCCAGTTTAGCCCTTACCTTGGCCTCTCGTCTTTTTCCTCCCGTGTGAGGCCTTACTGTGCATACCCTCGCCCTGACGGGTTTTTTTAGGCTTGGATTCGATCTTGCTGAGGGGCGCTTTGGACTTAACCATGCGGATAGTGCAACCGCACAAGCTTAGGAAAAAATACTAAATCGTCAAGTAACATCAATGTCGACCCAAGCAGAGCCGTTCCAAACCTTCAACCGGTTCGTATCGGAATCCAACCAGCCAGCACCTTGAACAGAGGGAGCAGGAGCAGTCGAACCGTAAGCAAACGAGCGAGAAGGCCCAGCTTCGTACCAGCCACTTGAAGTCGCGTCGTAAACAAACAAGTTTCCGAGCAAAGTATTGAACCAGAGACTTCCGTCTCGCGGTGGTGCGTTCAGACCAGTGCCTGAAGGTGCAACTTCACCTTTGAGAGCAAGTGCTTCAGCATTTGTTTGATACCACGAGGGCGTCGAAACACCATTGCCGCTGGCATAAACGAACATGCGTCCCTGGTTGGTGTCGAACCAGAGAGCACCGTTGGCATAACCCGGACGCGGGGCGCCGGAAACAGTTATCGAAGCGGAATCTGCGCCACTAATCGCAACTAAACCGCCGTTATAAATTACAGAAGTGCTTCCTTCTCCATAAGCACCCAAATTAAACTTGGTTCCGCCATCAGAAAGATACAGACCAGAACCAGCAGTAAACGCAACACCAGATGTAGAAAGGACAGTGGCGTTAATAAACGCATATCGGCCACTATAAGTTACGTAAATACCTGATCCGCCCTCAACAGCAGCGTTGACAACCGTAAACGCTCCGCTTGTGGTGGTATAGATACCGGAGCCAGCGATAACAGCGCCGCCCGAGTTAACACCACTCAGTGTCCAGTTAAGATCCTCAATGACCTGGACTAATCCCTCAAAGTTGGCGGCATACCCTGACGGGTCAATGGTGAAAGATGCTGTTCCCACGCCGCTAATTGTGTAAATACATTCGACGAGGGCATCAACTGCCCCCCGAAAGTTGGGAGTGTGAAGACTATGACGAGACGGGTAGTGACCGCACGCGGACATTAGTTTCCTTAAAAATACTACCCTCCAACGTAAAGTCTAGCGCACTCGTTTATTTTTTCTTTGTTCAGCTTAGCCGAGACCCTTTTTACAAAACTGACATTGCAGCCCAGATTTTTAGAGACCGTGTTGCAGCTGTGTCCCGCATTCAACTGAGCGATAACTTCCTTACCCAGGAATGTTGAAAGTGCCCGTTGTTCAATACGTTTACGAATTTCAGCGTACTGACCGGCAGAAGCAAAGCTTTTTATAATCTGCTGAACCCGTTGCTTCGAAATATTGAATTTTTTACCTATTTCAGCGTAGCTCTTCCCCTCCATCAAATAATCGTAAATATCCGCAAAACGCTGTTTAGCTTCCGGCGAAGGACAAAGACGACCCATAATCAGCTTGAAACTGAGTCGACCTTACCCAGCATCTACTTTGGTGTCAACCTCACGATGCTGATAAAACTCTTCAGCTATACGCCAAGCTGGGATATTTAACTTCATAGCTCTGCGGCGACACTCCGCCCAGAACTCCTCATCAGACAGGTCTATAGCTGCACTTGGTTTTAAGCTTGCTGTAGGCATGACCCATCCCTAGAAGATGTTGTTCGTATATTACCAGATATTCCAGAAAAAGCGTAGTTTTGTACTCTTTGCCCTATAGTCGACAGTACGCGGGTTGCCACGGCTGCAAAAACCAAAACACCGTGTTTCAAAACTATCTCCAGAAGCCCGTTTACTTAACGTGAATTTCGTTTTAAAACGTGCTTAGTTATATATTTAAAATTATATTATAAGTAATATGCGCTAACGCAAATTTCGCTGCAGTTAAATACTGTAAAACTTGCCGGTCAGGCGAAATTTACGTTAAGTAATCTAATGATTGAGGAGAAAATCAAAAAAGGGAGCACGAACGGCTAAGCTACCTACATGGTGCGCTGTGTGCGTTCCGTGCGTTGTGTGAGCTCAAATGAGTACATCCGTATTCCTAACCCAGTACCTCGGGATCCTTGAACCCGTCCTTTCAGAGCCTCCAGGAGGCATTCCGGACGAAACACGAGAGCTAGGCAACTTCGAGTTGGCTGTCTACGGGCAGACCGGTGTCCTCCTCTGCCAGTGCGGGCGCCAGGACCCGATAGCCCTTCGGATGCGCGACGTGGCCCACGCTGCTCCGATTCGGGGCCTGATGGCCTGTCCTGCCTGCGTTGCCGAATCCCGCACCAACCCTGGTCGTTCGAAGCTGATCCAGGCTTGGTTCCGGCGCCGCAAACTGGCGATAAACCCTGATCAGCACTTATATCTTCCTGAGTCCTTGCACCGCCTGGTCGACGACGAGGAGATCATGCGCCCGCGTCGCTACATATATAAGGTGTTTTTTGATTGCGACTTGACTACGGAAGATAAAGTTCTGTGTTCGTGCGGGGATCAATCCTGTTTAAATCCTTATCACATGATGATCGGTAAAAGTCCTGCGCGTAAAATGACACCAGAAATGCTGGAGGCTGTACAAGCATGGCTAAAGAACGGCAAAACGACCAAATCGGTGGTGGAATTGCTCAAAATAAAATTTCAAAAGTCGTTTTCTATTCGGACTATACAATTGCTAAAAAAAGAGTTTCAGCAATCAGGCTTTACGAAGAGCTCGTTCAGCTGTTAGTATTTCGCCAACCTCTTTCCACGAAAGAGATACGCAGTGAGTTGTATTCACCTAAGGACAACTTACTGAGGGCTTTAAAATCCCTAGTACAACTTGATTTGGTACGAAAAATCTCTTTCGAAACGCATACGCTGTATGTGCTAAATGGAGAGTACAATTCGTTAATTAAAACTACACTTGGATTATGAACACAGAACTCGATAAGAAGCCCTTTCGGTGGGATGACGAATACGTTATTGAAAATCTTCCTACATGGATTTACACAGATAATGATCAACCACGCTCGATAAACGAGTGCAGGGCCAAGATCTCCTCTGTCGAATACACAATCGAAGACATCGACTTACAGATTCAGATACGAGATCTGGAATTAAAAACAGGTAACAGTCGTCATCAGTCCTCTTTCGATTTCGATAAGTGGAAAACTCAAGCGTTGCGAGCTAGGCAGACACATCTGTATCTTCTGAACGCTTATAAATACTGGTTGATCCTTAACGAAAAAGAACCGGATCCTAAGTATTTAGATAAAAAACTGAATCAGATCATTAAACTGCTAATAGAGGAGCCTGCTGATTTTGAACAACAACTCGCAGCACTCTACGATTTGCCTGCGTAACAGGAATCACATAAAAACCGATACGGTTTGCGAGGAGTGCCTGAAAACAATAAATAATTTTGCCTGCGAACCACAGCTGCAGGACGTTGAGCCCGAACTCCGGGCTCTTTTTACGCAGCTAACTGCTCAAAACCGAGACCTATATACGTGTTGGAAAAGCTCTTACAAAACAATTACGGTTCTTGGTAAACGCCTGAATATAGAGAACGTCTACTACAACTTTTATAAGGGTGACATCGGAAACTTTGCTTTAAAACGAATTTGCGGAACAATTGGGTGTGTAAATCCAGCTCACCACAAATCACGCTTTGAGGCTGAAACAATCAAAAAGAAAGTGCAAAGTGGATTTAACAGAAAATTAAAAAACATGAGTGAGCTATCCACAGCGGAATGGCTGCGCCAACCTTAGACTTCTGTCACTGGCTTTCGTAAGAAAGGCCGAAAGTCAGTATATTGGGGTACGCTCGGTTTTAGCCTTTTCCCGAGTGTGGCAACTGAACTCCATTGCCCGGCGCCGGGGGATGGGGCAGCCCCAAATTACTTAAATTATGGAAGTTGAATCCCGAGAACTCCTGAGTCTGCTGCAAAGCATCGATGTATCGCTGCAGATTTTGGCGCAAAACAAAACAAAAGCAGCAAAAACTGTATTTGTGTCAAAGAAAGTGATCGCCTCTCGCTTAGGCGTGCCTCCTGTAACAATCGACAAGCTGATCTACCAAGGAATTACATCAGGTGGTAAATCCGGCCTTGTTGAACTGCGTCATTACTGTAAGCTAGATCCGACAGAACAAAATACGTCTAACTTTCTGTTCGATCCCGTGCAAATAACCACGGACGCTTGGGCTTCTTTCACTAACTACGACAATGTTTAATTCAAACAAAACAAAACAAGCATTTAAAAACGTCTTTGGATTCTCAGAAATTCAAAATCGCATCGCTTTAAACACGGTCAAGATGATCGTGGGCGATATGGTGACTTTGTACTCAGAGTTCAAGAAAAATGAAGGGTCCGGAGCTCTGTTTTTTATCCCTTCGAATCCGAAGTGTTCACGCTATGTGACAATCTCGGACATCCAAAAAGACATCATTTTGTCTGAGGAGTTGATGGACAAACCTCTGACAGAATTTCTACGCAAATTGGGAAATATCGTCGAAAAACACGAAGACGAAGAGAAACCCATCGTGGTGCTGGTGACAGAGAGCGGTATGAGTATTCATATCGTTAATCCTGACGAAGTTTCTGACAACATCACGGATTATTTGACCGATGCCGCTAGCTAGTGTCGATTTTGTTTCCCCGCCAGAAGTTATTGCAACTACGACGGCATTTTTTGACGGGGAAATAGCACTCGATCCGGCATCAAGTGTCAGTGCCAATAAGTTAGTCTGTGCATCTAAATTTTTTACGTACGAAGACAGCGGATTAAATCAAATTTGGCGAGCTAAAAACGTTTATTTGTTTCCGCCACGGGATTTTTTATTAGGTAGCGAGCAACCGGCGGACGCCTACTTGTTTAGAAAGCGGAGGCGCTTTCAAAAGTCTGCACAGCGGGTGTGGCTAGAGGAATGCAAACGAAAGTATCTAAGACAAGAGTTCGACGAAGCGATCGTTTTTTTAACTTCTACAGAAGTGGCTTTGTTGACGACTCAAAAACTTGAAATTGACTTTCCGCTGTGCATACTTAGAGACAGACCAAATTTGTATATAGATACACCTGAGTTAAATAAACTTGATAACACAAGATGCCTTGGATTTGTTTATTACTTTCCCAGCTCTATAAACACTGAGAAACGTATATACGACTTTAGTAACCTCTATAGTAACCTTGGTCGGGTGTTTGTTTGATTGGATCAGGCGTATCGTAAGTTTCGTCTGGTCCAAACTTATCATTCGCTCCAAAACCTAATCCCACGGCGACGTTGCGCATTTTGCGGAACATTCGCGTACGCATTAATCTACGGGTTCTTTCGTCAGAACCTTCCGCCCAGACTTTACCGGCTAAACGAATATCGGATCGCTGTCGATAACGGTAATCATGTTTAGCAAACGGCGCTTCGGCGTGAAAATTAACTTCACGCTCATGAAACGAAGGACGTTTTACATTAAACATTATAGTCCGTGTACTGCGAATAACCCAGCTTACCTCGATTCAACTCAGTCTTAATTGGAGGGTTAGTAGCTAACCTCATAATCTCGGGATCTAAAGCTAAATTAGTTGCGCTGCTTTCAGCCAAGCTTCGCGCTATTTGAGGACCCGCTAAAAGAGTGCGGTAAAGATCCGCAGAAGTCTTACGCCCCACATCACTTACACCTTGTGTAAAAGCTCCTGCAGATTGTAGAAGAGATTTATTTAAACCCTCAGCAGATTCTGAACCGATAAGTCCAGGTCTAAAATTTAATAATGCTGGTTCATATTTCTTTGTTAAATCCGCTAAATAATTTTTATAATCTTCACGGGTTCCAGTGACATATTCGGTCGGAGTTCTTCCGGCCATCGCACTTAAAACAGGAATAGCCTCTTTAGCTTTGGTTTCGTACGTAGTGGCTTTGTCACCAACGTCTTTTACAAGTTCTTTTTGACGTTCATAGGCTTCATTAGCAGCATTTTGAATTGCTTCTCGCGCAGCACGACTTTCTCTAACGGCTGGTGACTCGCCCATGTGTACAAAAAACTCCTAGCTTTAGTTTACAGAAATTACCGATAAACAGTCGAGTTTCACTTATCCTCGTCCGCTTAAAGGACTTGATCCTCGGGTTAGGTGCAGCAGCTGCACTTCACCTTTTCCAGGAATCTGAACACCTACAGTGTACCCACCGGCTCCTGTATCGCCATAGCTCCTGACTAATTTAGCTCCACCTGTTGTATAAATAGGGGTTCCGGCACCGACACCTATGTCGATTCCTCTGTGAAACGAACTAGCACCCGCAGTTGGGGCAGTTCGTGGACCATAAGGGCTGGTTAATGGAAGCTCGCTAGGGCGTTTATTTCCAATGAGTAAATACTGATCTAATTCTTGAGGCGAAATAGGTTGACCACTTGCGTATCGAATATCTAAATGTGGTCCCGTACTAACACCTGTACTACCTGTACGAGCGACAAACCCCATACCAGTCGTAGGTGTGTTTCTGCTAACTACATCATTCTCGTTTAACGATGCTTCAAGTTGAGCTGCTCGATCGTTAAACGATTTTACAGTCGCATAACCTTCAATCAGTTGTCCGGGTATCTGCGTAATACTGGAAACAAGATCCGTATCGTCTGCCCCTGCTGCTTGAATAGCCAACTGTTGATATTTCGCAGCAACTTCAGGATCTTCAGCAAGAGCCGCAGCTTGTAAATAATCAGCAGCTTTGTCGCCCACGGAGCTCTGAGGCCCCATCACCTTGGTGCCGAACTGTTTTAAAACATTCCCCATTGTCTCAACAAAGCTCATCCGAGGAAGTTTTGCGGGAGCTTTAGCCGTCGTAGTCGGTTGCCCTTCTAATCCGATAGGAGATGCCTGTCCGTAGACACGCTGTAAATCACTAAAGGATTTAACAGGTTGGCCATAGTAGCTAGCACCACTCAATGTGGGTAATGACGCCCACTCTGGAGCTAATGCAGCGGACACTCGCGGACTAAAACCCTCTTTCTGAAGGACAGCGAGACCTCCTAGAGGCATTAAGCGGTTCCGGATACCACGCAGAGCTGCTAAATCTTGTTCACGCGGACCAAAAGATCCGAGACCAAGCGCTTTTGCGTGAGACTCCCAAGTTCCAGGAAGAAACTGATAGGCTCCAGCTGCCCTGCTTCTACCTTTATATAAAGTATTCGGATGACGGCTTAAATCCGATAAAGTTCCTCCACCAAAAGTAACAGCATATGGATTTTTTGCTCCGCCAGTACCTTCGGCATAACGAAGTACAGCCAATAACCGTTGAGCTTCAGGCGTAAATCGAGCTCGTTCTAATAACTCTTTTTCGGTCATTGCGTACCGTAACCTTTATCGCCGTAATTCGATTCTAGACGCTTTCAGTTTGCGGTTCTTCATCGTCAAAAATACTCATGTTGGTATCTATAAGGACACCAACTTCTTGCATCACCGTTTTATAAGCTCGCTCACGGCAGATAAGACGAAACACCGTGGTCCAAAAGAAATTGTCGCGCTCGGGCCCAGATTTCAACGCGTGAGCCTTGCTTCGGATGCGTGTCAGCGTGAACTCGTCTTCCAGGGTCAGCCCGCAGGAGAGGTGGTTATGCCCCTTCGAATTTTTCCGGCCCATGATCCGAGGTCATCTAAATACAGCATAGCTGTAACAAAAAATTTCCGCTCTAGCCGTATACTAACGTTTTCTTAGTATTTCTATTTAACACTACGTTGTTAAAATTACCACATTTTACAAGACCAGTAACCTGGCGTTAGCTTGCTCTTCTTTTCATCACAGTTATGACGTGCTCTAAAGTTCTTTCTACGTTCTGGGTCGTCACTACGGTTCTCCATGTTTGCATCACCGAAGCGAACTAAGCGCACCTGATCGCCTTCTTTTGCAGCCACAGCGTATTGTTTCCCGCCCTGAATATCACGCTTTGGAGAGTTGTAGTTTTTGAAAACTTCTCCAGCAAGACGAATTGTCATGAGACTCATGAGCTCCTAATTGATTATACCGATTGAAACCTTAAAAAGGCATTACGATCAACTTCTAACGTTGCAACACATGAAATCAGGGTTACTATGTCACAGTTGCTTCCTGTTAAAAGCACCAAATGACGGACAGTAAAACCCTTCTCACGATTGCGGAAACGGCAGAACTTCTTAATTGCAGCTCTGGGTTTGTCCGTAAGCGCATCGCGCTCTCTGAAGCCAACCAGCCCGGTGGGTGGCCTAAGTCGATCTATGTAAACCTTCAACCTAATGGTGCGAAGTCGCTGTATCGCGTTAATCGCACTGCTCTCGAAGAATACCTTCAAAACGCAGCACCCGCTAAAGTAGAAACGGAAGAAAACTTCGAACCCGCTGCAGCCTGCAGCTTCTGAAATGGTTTACTCAACTTCGAGCCCTGAAGATATTTCGGGGATGCTCCAACGGCAACCTGTTGCAGTAGAAACAATCGAAGTTGAAACGCAAGAAAGGGTCACAGTGGAGGGACTAGCTTCTCTCCTGGTGACCCTTTCATCTGCTCTAACACATTTGTACATACAATCACATTTAATTCATTTGAACGTTGAAGGGCCTTTATTTTTGCCCGTACACGAATTTTTAAAAGGGCAGTACGAATCCCACGTCGATCAGCTTGATAAAACCGCCGAGTTTGTTCGCACTCTCGACGTGTTCATGCCGATGTGCGAAAAAGGACTTTTAGGAGCGTGCAAGCCTTTTAAGCATGTTAAGAGCTACGAATGTCGCGATATGCTAATGACGTATTTAAAAAACTTAGAAGATATTGGTATGCAGGCTAAGGACGTCGGTGAGTACGCGAAAGAACTAAAAGCTCCCGATGTTGAAAATTATATGGCCGAACTCGTGGGCGAAATGTTCAAAGCTGCTTGGTTTATCAAGAGCACTCTTCGGGGTTAAACAAGCGCCCACGCGTTAGCCGCTCGCACATATAATCCGCTTGGAAAACTACCTGAAGTAACGGTTAAGTAAACCAAAGAACCTGACGGACTTGTGCTGGCAGCGGGAAGACCGCCAGGCAATACGGATGAAGTAACAATTGCTCCAGAAGCTGAAATAGCTCCTGACGCCATGATTGCTCCAGAAGCTGAAATAGCTCCTGACGCCATGATTGTGGAACCAGCAACAGTAGCAAAGTTGGCGCTTCCTGCAGTTCCAGCAACCGTGGCCGAGTCAGCGATTAAAGCACCTACTTTTTGCCACGTTGAGCCCGTCCATACACGCAAGTAATAAGAACTTGTCGAGCTGTCTACCCACTGTTCCCCTACTGAATTTCCGGCCAAACCGACGGGTGTTGAATTAGGTGCAGTAGCCCCATAATGCGTAGGGCCTACTTTTCGAATATTTCCTGCCGAATCTTTAAAGTACGCACCCGGATCAGTGGCACCAAAACAGATTGCTGGTTCACCAGCGCTAACCGCCACGCCGCTTGGTCGATCCGAGGAATTACCTGATCTCTTTAATAAAATAGTTACAGGAGTTGAAGTCATATCAATAAGTTCCTCCGTTTATATAGAAAGATAAAGACGAAGGAGGTATCACAACACCGTTACTGTACTCGCCTCCATCTAAAACTGCAGTAGAAGTTGTAACGGTAACGCCGTTCGAATACACTCCACCATCGTAAATATCTTGGGGTGTGCTAGCCGGGTTTAAAGGATTATATTGATCTAAAGTAAAAAGTTCAAAATTAGTATCTTGTAGCTCTGTAAAATCGTCTAACTGCCCGAAATTTAAAGTTTTTGCTACAACGTTATATTTGTCAGGATACAGAAGATGTTTTGGTAAACCGCTAAGAGACGGACTGTAGCGTTGCCACCAGATAAAATCTTCATTGCGCTTTAAAAAATCTGTTTGTTTTTGTAAATTCTTTTCAAACTTTTCTCTGTAATACTCGTTTAGAGGTTCATCAGCAGGTTGCGTTAGATTATACGAAGTGTTATTACTTAAATTAAACTTTCGCTGCAGATCCCAGAAAGCAGCGTAAATGTGCTTACACCATTTTGGTTGATAATAATATAAATTTACATCTGAATATATAGGCGTATCATCATACCGGGGAGTCCTGTAAGCATTAGTTAAATATATAAATCCAAATGTTCTTACGTATCCAGGAAAGTCATTTGACAGCGCAACTCGGTCACTGTCTAGTGAACCAGTGTCATAAAAACCTGGGTCTAAGTTTAAGATTTTTGTATAGGGATATCTCTGTTTAAGCGATAAATTATAAAAGTTAAAACTTTCTCGAGCTAAAAAATCTTGACACGTACACTGAGTGCGAATTTCCGTGGTTAAAAATTCGCCTACAGCAGGCGGACCTAAAGCAGGAACAGACAGCTGTGTACTATCTACAACAGTCCAACTATTATCTTCAGAAAAAGATAAAAATAAAGTATTAAAATTTGGATCGACACTAGGTTCTTTAGGAACGCCGTTTAAACCCACAGCGATTACTGTGTAATTATTGTATCCGTACGGTTTTGCTGTGCCGTCAGCATTAAATCTATTTGAAAGAACTTCACCTTTAAAATATGAAATTGGAGAACCAAAATTTTGGCTCAGAATTACGGCATAAGTATTTTCGTTATATAGACTCACAGAACTTACAGAAATACCAAAGTCCAAAAAATTAAACGTATCTCTGGGTCTAATACCTACTAAGTGCATTCTCATATCCGCTCTTTTTGTTGGATATGCAAAAAATATCCCCGGTATGTATCCGCCAACCCCTGCGGTACCAGATACATAATATTTGAAAGACGAATAAACTAAACCGGAATACGCTTGCTGCGTATACATGCTTAGTTCATAACCACGGCGCCAACGTGCCCACAATGACGCGTAATCATAATCACTAAGTAAACTGAAATCTTTTGTGTTTGTTGCTGGACGAAATCTACGTTCAAAATGAAGCGGACGTGAAAGTTGACCTTGATTATCTGCTCCAAAAACATCGTGAGGACGTTTAACGCCCTCGTTGGCCTTAAAAGAGTTGAAATTAAAGTTGTCCGATCCTTTTCGGCGGCTCATTTATCAATAGAATCCGCCTTGCGACCAGATGGTAATACCGGAAGGACTCAAACCACCCGAAACGGAGGTAGGTCCGTTACCGAGATAACCGGCACACAGAATGTAACCTTTTTCAAGGTATAAACCTTCACCTTTACCGATCTGAATAGGAGCGATCAGCGTGGTATCCCCAACTTGAGGAACAGGAGCATTAACAGCAAAAAGTTGAATTGGAAGCGGATAACCAAAAGTGCTGCCACTTAAACCGACTTCAAAGCGGCCAACCATCAAAGCAGCAGAGGTGGAGGGAGCTGCTTGGTTAGGCGCATAGACATACAACGCAATGTCAGCAGTACGGATACCGCTGCGGTCCGGATAATCTTCGTTAGAAACGATAGTTATATCTTCTACAAAAGCACCATCCTCAGTTGGGAGGTCACCCACACGGACTAGCTGGATCAGATCCCCAAGACTCGGACTGGAAGGATTAGAAACGGTCGAAGTCGCGTTAGTGATCCGAGCACCCCGTAAAAAAGGGCGATCAATCAGACAAGGAGATTTGTTGGTGCTTGTTGTTGCCATGATTAAATTTTAAACAGAGAAGGTGTCAGCAAACATACCCGATAAAAGCGGGCGGATAAGAGGGTTATTCGTAGCGCCTTGTTTTTGAGAAATTTGCGCCAACATTGCGGTTAGAGGATCTTGTTTCCCTTTATTAAGGTATCGTGCAAGGTTTTCTTGCGCCATACGCACCGGAGGGCCTCCACGGAGGGCGTTTCCTATTCCTTCAGCTAAAGCCCCTGCACCGTATAAAAAACCAGGAAAGTCAAATTTAGACTCTTCTGCTGTAGGCTTGAAAGATTGACTATAGTCTGTTTTTGGGACAGCATAGTAATCTACTAAGCCGGGATTTGGTCCGTAATCACGGTAGGCGTCATAATCAGCGCTACCGTAATTATAAAAATTCGAACTGTTGTAGTTATCGAAATAGCCCATAGTTTTTTAAAGTAAGGAATTTATCTACAGAAAGTCTAGTATCCCATAGGAATACGAGCTCGCGATAGAGCTATTGAGAAGTCGGTAGGAAGCGGCTTAAGGCTAGGAACTAATTGAGGCATAACAGTAGCTCCAATGTCAGAAGCTCCTTGTGATCCAAATGCGGTACCTACAGCAGCCGAAGCAGACCCAAGAGCATTATTAGTAAAATTAGTACCCATTGGGGTAGAAATTTCAACGCCACGTGCCTGAGGCATTTGCTGCGAGGGCATAGCGCGATTTCCCTTCATCCGCTCTAATAATTCATAAGTCAACTCGGGATTAGAACCAGCCCAAGTGCGAATATCAGCCTCCGAATAACGGGGATCTTGTTGAGCTAATTCGCCTACGAGAGCGCGGGCAACATCGGGTTGATTAGCGTACCGTTCACGCTGAGCGTAATACGTAGCAATGTCTGGGTAGTTTTCAGCAGAGGGACTGCCAGGCATGAAGGGCATCTGCGAAGTTGCCTTGGCCTGTTGAATAGCTTGAATCAACTCACTCTGCCTAGTACGAGCAGCGGGAGTACCCATAAATCCGGGAGAAGGAAGTTGTTGACCAGCTCCCATGGGAGAGAAGGAAGCTTCAACAATGCCAGTAACCGCAGGAGTCAAAGGGCCGGTTTCCGGGGTAGCCGTGGGCTGACCCATCGGAGTTTGAGCTTGCTCAGCGTCGGGCCTAAAAGCATTAACTAAAGCAGCTGAACCTGCCATAGTTCCGGCAGAAGCAGCGACCAGACCAGCTCTACGCAAGAGTGAGCCGAGGTCTAATTGCTGAACACCACCGGCTGCATTTCCAAAAGCAACATCAACAGGAATATCTGCAGATGTCAGTGCTTGAGTATTAACAGTAAATTCCGGTTTAGGGGCCGGATTAATAGAAGTGCGGAAGTTGGGTTCTGGAGCGGGACGACCCATCGGAACATTCCGAGCAGGCATTGTCGTAGGACGAACAGCCCTAACACCACCTAAAGGAAGCTCTAACTGACCAGGAGAAGTTCGCATAACTTCTCTGGCGGGGGCTGCAACCGGACGGACATTCGGCTCAACAGGAGTCGTACGAATAAAGGGTGCGCTATTTCCTCTTACAGATTTCTTAAAGTTATAAGCTTCTCCTAGTGTGTTACCTGCTTCTCTTTTAAGAAGCTCACCTTGCATAAATCTGCGGACCTGATCTAAAAGACTTGACATCTAAGTACAAAAATCCTGTAGTTATCTTAGCGCCAGTTTGCATAGAAGTACAAACGATCAGATCGCGAAATATCAGGAGGTCCAGGTATAGCTTGAATAAATTCAGCACCACTACGTTCAAAACGATACCGAGCTGCCACGGGGTCTCTGTAATTTGGGACGTAGAGCATGTGCGCTAAACGATCACACTCATATAGATAATTTTCCCGCCAAATCCGAGCAGTTTCCCGCTTATCTTGAATATTAATTGAACGACTAACGTCACCAAGAATTGTTTCCTGACGGCTAGTTGCTCGACCCGTGGCAAGCTCAGTTAGCCTCTCAGCTTCCTCACAGCGCTCAATTTGCTGGACAATTTTATCGTAGTAGAATTCACTAGGAATACTATTACACGCTTCCATTAACCTGGCGTAATCACCAGCAGGAACAGTAGCGATGTTATATCCTAGGTGATATGCTGTACGACTAAAGTTAAAATCGTCAAGCCTATAACCAAATACCTGTGCCGGATTACGCGTTAGCTGATTAATCGCGGCATAAACTACTTCGCGCTTAGTAGCGTCTGTAGTATCAGGTTGAAAAACAACACCTTGCTGAGCTAGGTAACTTTGAATTTGTTCTAGCTCTTGCGTGCTTAACTGTGCCACGGGTGTTGTTATCCTCTTTTTTTATTCTAAATTACTTAAAAATTATTCGACATAAACGTGATCGCCTTCTAAAACTTCGTCCCAGTTGATGTTTTTAATGGACTTCAACTGATCAAGTTTGGTAAAGCGCTCACCCGGTTGAGCTTGTTGTAGCTCCTTAATTTCAGTAGCGGTCTTCATTCCTACGCCTTTAAGAACCTGCGTTAAAAGCTGCGGTGTGGCGCTATTGATGTTGATGCGGGTGAATGCTTGCACCTCCGGCTTAACTACCTGCCGACCACGACGTTGCTTAACGTGTTTTTCGCTCTCCTTGGTTTCTGTAACTTTTTCATCAATCTGGTTCTTGTGGGCAAAGAAAACTTTTCCAGTCGTTAAAGAACGCACCATGAAGTATTCTCCTTCATCGTGTGAGCTGACAACCTCTACTTTTACACCGTTGGGGGTGTAAGTGAATTCTTTGGCCTGTGTAGCAGTCATTATGTGAACAGTATCTGTGACAATTTTACATTAAAATGACTTAAGAGCTTGAGAAAAAATGCCTGCTTTTAAATTCGCGGGAAACTTGCGTGGACTATTAAGGGCTACTCCTGGTGTCGGTGACATATTAAATACAGTTTTGGAAGCAGCTGATCAAATTCAAGCTGGAGTTCCTATACAGAGAGCTGTAACTAGAGCAATTCCTGTTGGTGCAGTTGGATTAGCTACCAATATTTATGATCCGTTGGGAGTTACTAATATGGCACCTACGGTAGTTAGATTAGCTGGAGATGTTGCTAAGCAATTAGATTTCGCAAAAAAAGCGCGATTACAAAGCCCTCCAATAACTTCAGGGAGAGATCCGAGAATTGTGAATGCTGCAGAAAATATTATGCTTCAAATGTGGCAGGATCCCCAAGAAGTTGAAAAAGCAGCAAAAGTTCTAGATAAATTTAACAGCGAAGCAGCAGCGCGTTATATTGTCGATAAAACTGATCCGTTAACAAAAGAAGGACAATTTTCCGCCGACCCTACTGAACGATTACAACAATTACAAGAATTTTTGTCCAGAACAAATAGATAATAAAAAAGCCCCTCCGAAGAGGGGCCTTTATTTTGCCGAAAATTATCAGGCCGGGACAGTCGAAGTGTACACACTCGATTCCACGAGGCCGCCAGGCTGCAGGGCCAGATCGTCGCGCTTGGGCGCTTCGTCAGGAACCAACCAGCAAACTTCGCAAATAGCGAGAGCTTTGTTCTTACCAGACAGCTTACCTGCTTGAGCACGGGGGTCATAAACACCCGAAGCCAGAGTTAAGCCAGAGGCAACAACACCGCCAAGGTTGCGGGTGGCAAACAACTGCCAAGTCCTATCTGCAGTCAGAGCAGACAAGTTGTTGGAGTTGAAAATGTTCACCGAATTGTTAGTGCCGTTAGTGATGCGGCTATTTAAACCGCTCACAGTGACACCAAACTGACCGGACACCACGGTGCCATCTGCACGGAGACCTTGGTTCATAGCAGGAACCAGCGTCAGGCAAGGCGAAGCCACACCGCCGCCAACACCGCTGCTGACCACATCGCCGCCGTCAACGCGGAGCGAAGCACGGTAAACATAAGCGCCCGAAGGAACAGTAATACCGTTCGCAATATCAGCCCGAACATCCTTATGGTAATCAGGAGAGGGGATGATGACGTTGGCGCTGCTGAACGAACCGTTAGAACCGTTCAGACCGGAACCGTAAGGTTGAGCGTAATACTCAAGCTGGTTAACGCTACCAAGAGCCTGATAGGACAGGTCAACGTAGCCGATAGCCTGCTGAGCAATCCAGCCGGGCTGGAAGATAACACCAACAGGACCGCCAATAGGCTGGCTGGTCAGAGTTTGCGAAGTACCGTTCTCGTTCAGATAAACGACGGACTTCTCTTCGTGCCAATAACGAAGAACGTTGGTGTAGTTACCAGGATAAATCTTGGCAACCGAGATTTGGTTGGGATTAACAGTCATGATTAATTACCTCCTCAAGCGTTGAATGAGTAGGCAATGGTGGCGAAGTCAGCGTTCAGGAGTTCGAAACCTGCGTACAGGCTCCAAATCATCATGATGAAACGGCTGAAATCGTCATTGTTGTTGAGCAGCACTTGGGCGTTGTTACCGCCGATGCCGACACCAACAGATTGCGGACCGAAGAACATACCGATAGCAGACTCGTATGAAGACGAAGTACCGCCGATGGTCGCAGTTTGGCTCTGCGAAGGCATGTTGGTCGATTCGAAGAAGCGAACACCTTCGAACACGAAACCGGTCGGCATGATCGGCTCACCAGCCACGAAGGTGGCTTGGCCGAAGCCCTGACCCATGTAGATGGCAGCGTTGGGCTGCATCGAGGACATCAGGGGGTTGATCTGACCATTGCCGGGATAACGAGCAACTTCACGGAAGTCGCTGTTCTGGCGCAGGTGCATCAGGAAGGTAGGATCGCAAACGCAGCGATAGAAACCATCCTGATAGGTAGGAGTGTTCCGCTTACGCAGGCTCTTCACCACGCGCAGCAGGTCATCCTTAACGTCGAACTTAGCTTGCTCGGCGTTGGCGTAGGTGAGGCTACCGACGGCGAGATCACCGGGGTAGTAGTAACCACCTTGGCTGTCAGAAGACTGACCCTTGGAAACAGCTTTCAGGAGTTCGTTGATGAACACCCGATCACGCCAACGACGATAGTCGTCGAGCAGAGTCAGGGAGCCGATCGACTGGTGGAAAGCGGTCAGGTTACCGGTATCCAGCAGAAGACGCTGAGCAGTAATAAGGGTTTCGCGAGCAATCTTAAAGGTGCTCGGCTGAGTGGGATCGGAAGGGTCCGCAGGACCGGTGTACTCACGAAGAGTAACCAGCACTTTGTCCTTCACAATGTTTCTGCTGTTGGCAGTACCGATGGTCTGCTCAGCAGTGCGCTCCCGAGACTCCTTAGAGCCAGGGTTGCCCCAGAAACGATAACGGTCAAGCTGAACGGTCTGGCCGGGTTGTTTGGAAAAGTCGTGAACAACACGTGTTAGGATTTGCGGGTTCAAATCCACTCTCTGAGTTTTTCATCCTCAGAGCACTGACTATATCTTGCTCCCAAAATGACTCGTTACAATCGTTTTTCTCCCGACCCTGCTGTTATTCGAGAGTTGGCATCAAAAATGCCAGATGTCGAAGCAGCAAAAATTCTAGGAGTAACAATGGTGACGTTCTATAAAGCTAGAAAGCAATTAGGTATTCCATCTTATTTTGAGCAAACAGGTAAACGAATAAGAAAATCAGGAGAAACTTACTCTTTTATGAGTTATGATGACCGGTATTTTAAGGTCATCGATTCACCTGATAAAGCTTATTTTTTAGGTTTGCTGGCATCAGATGGAAACATAAGTCCTAGATTAACGGCTGTACGAATTGCTTTAAAAGAAGAAGATAGTCTAATTTTAGAGCAATTTAGAAAGTTTTTAGGTGAAGATGCACCTGAACTTAAAACTAAGACTTCTAAGATAAATGGGAAGCTTAGTGCTCCTCAAAAAGTCTTAGCTCTTAGTAAAAAATCCATGGTAGAAGACTTGTTGAAATTAGGAATAACTCCAAACAAATCACACACCTTAAAACTTCTTTGTGACCTCCGTGAATTTAAAAAGGACTTCCTCAGAGGCGTGTGGGACGGCGACGGATCCATAACAGAACGACGCTTTAAAGTAACCACTGCTTCTGAAGAATTTGCCAACCAACTTCAAACTTGGATTCTCGATGTAAGTGCAGTCAAACTCCTTATAAAAAAGGAAACTACACAACGTGGAAAACAATTGTTTAATCTTCCAGGTTACATCAGGGACGCTAAAGCAATTAGAGCTATTTACGGAGAATCTAAGTTAGGTATTGAACGTAAATTAAAAAATTACGAACAATACTGGGAGCCCCGGCGCTAGTGGACTTCATAATCCGGTCTGGATCGTATGTCCTAGTCGATGAACCTTCCACTCATTCCTGAGAGGCTTGGCTGCTGATTGCCCCAGAATCCAAACTTTTTAACCGTTCACGCTTACTGTCACCAGTTACGTTGTAGGGTTTGGATCTTTTAAGAAGGGTTTCCAGCAATTCACCGGGTTGTCACTTTCTGATTACTCAGAAAGGCGGCTGGGTTGTCAACCGGTTCTGCAGCCATCTCTACAACATACGCGGGATGCGGACGGTAGAGCTCTGCACCGAGCAGCTTCGGAAAATCATTGTCGACGAACAAAGCGTCAACCTCCGAAAAACTACATACTTAATTTAACGAAAAAACATCTATGTGAACACTTTCTTGTCGCATTTTTAGCGTTTAACCTTTCTGATTGCTCGAATTAACAGACGCACTAAATGTCCTGACAAGGTTACGTACACCCTCAGAACCTTGGAAGTACACCGAACCCAAGTTCGAAACGTAACGCGTTGAGCCGCCACGATAGATGGTGCGGATTACAGCCGACATCAAGCCAGGAACTTGAGCCCTAGTGGCTTCCGTGTATGTACGGCAATAGACCGGAGGGTTGTATATCCAGTCAGCTCGTGTAGCAACACCCGAACTAACAGCCGTGGTCAGTAGACCACCTTCGTAGCGACCGTGAGTTACCCCACCTCCTGTAATACCTTCAGCAACCGTATTGGAATCTGGTGTTTTATAAGGAGAGTAATCTTGATTATCCGGCGCAACACCTCCGAAATACGTGTAAGGCAATGTTTGCCGAACACCGAAGTTCGAACTAAAGGAAGTTTGAACTTTGGCGTATGCGATTGTTGAAAAACCTAAAGGTCTATATCCTTCTTCAGCACTAAGAGCCCCGCTTGGTTGATACGCAACACCAGGGGTGTAATCAATCCAGTAACCCGAGACAGCCTGTGGAGCTACACGCCAGTCATCCGTTAAATACCAGGAACCGCTATTAGGGGGTCCCGGTGTAATGCGACCGAGATCAGCTCCGACATCAACGATGCCAGAAGATACAACTAAATAAGATTCATGATTAGGTCCGCTTTGAATCTGATGCAGACCAGAATCATATTTATAGTTCGTCAGCGGAATGTATCCCACGAGGCTATGGCATATAGCCTCATTCTAAGTTTTAACTAAATCAGATTTGACCCGAAGCTGCAACGATATTGTTCAACGTGCTCATGTCGGCACTGATGTTCGCCATGTCGGCGTTGTATTGAGCTTTTAACAAATCCAGTTCCTGCTTCAGTTGTTCAACTTCCTGTGTAGAAGAAGTCGAAGACCGACGGCGACCAAGAGGATTCGGCATGAATTTATTTATTCTTAGATTCAGTATACTTCTTCGCTTTTTTCTTCGCCTTTACACGCTCAGGAAGATCGCCTTTAGTTTCTTTTTCATACTCCTCAACCTTGGCTTTAGATATTTCTCCCCGCTCAGACATCGCGTAAAATTTGCGTCTTTGGCTATCTGACACAAAGGGCATAAAAACCTCTAACTGGTTTAATTATAAAAAAAATCCCCGAGATTTTACCCTCGGGGACTCCCACGTTTCTTCCGAACAGATTCTATCAGGCTTGATCCAGGAAAAGAAGCTTGCTGCGGAAAGCTTCGGGACCCATTTGGCTCAGGTAGCGCCAAGCTTGTTCGGGGCTCTGATTCATGACTTGGCCAAAGCCTTGCCATTGGATTTGGGGATCAGCGCTAGGAGCGCCAGCACCAGCCGAAGCCGGAACAGCAGGCAGCTGGTCGTAGCGGGGCTGGTAATTTTCGGTAGGAGCAGTCTCATCCACGGGGTAAACCTCGGTAAAGAACCGATTGGTGTAATCGGCCAAATGATCCGGGTCAGTGAGGATGGTCTCCATAGCCAGACCGCGAGCTGCAACATTCTCCAGCACCGAGTGCTGCTGAATCAGTGCATCCTCAAGCACCGTGGCATACTGATTCAGAATGCCGGGAGCTTCAATGCCGAAGTGATTAACGACGGCGGTTGTTGCGGGACTTAACTGAGCGCTCTGTTGCGCGTCCGTAGAAGTCGGAGAGGAAGTTTGGGTCGTATACCCGTTGCTGTACGAGGTCGGCTGAGCCGATGGTGCCTGGTAAAGATACGGTTGGGCCAGTGAACTCTGACTGTACAGTTGAGTATCCGGCATTTGTGCCGGGCTCTGCTGATACTGTGCTGTCTGGCTGGGGGACGGGGAGAGGCGTGAGACCACCCGTTCCAAACTGCCCATCGCTGCTTCCCACGGATTGGACGGGGAGTAAGCCGACGGATACTGGCTGGACTGGTTGCTGGTAGAAGGGGCCGTAACCTGTTGTACCGGCGACGGCGCTTGGGGCATAGTTGCCGAAGGCGCCCCCTGGGTAGTTGCCACCCATTGCGGGTAGGCGGTTGAGCCCATATCCGCCGAGGGAGCGGCCTGAGGGGCTGCTACCGCCGGGGAGACCGGGCTCGGGATCGAAGCTGGGATCTGCTGGCTCATAGCTGCCCGAGTAAGTCAGTTCTTGCGCAAGGTGGTCAAACGTCCTATAAAGCAAGGGCGTTAGGTTTAGCCGAGGATCAGCCGCTAAGGGCGTATTCGGCGCGAGTGGATGTGGCGCTTGCAACATCTGATTCAATAATAGTAGAAATTGCTGAAAAGCGCCCTGAGTTTGTTGAATCATTCGGAAGGGAAAACCCTTCAACATTTCTGCACGCTCAGTATCCGTTTTATCCGGGAACAAATACTTCAGAGCTTCGACGCTATCAACACCAAGCTCCTGAAGATTTCGAACGACAATAGATTTTTGGTTGACGTCATAGGCGGTGTCTTCATAAACATCACCTTGGAACCTATAAGTAACTTCCCGATCACCATCAGGTGGTAGACCGAAAACACCACGTGGGACTTTGTTCTCGGTGACAGCAGTCTGAATAGCAACCGTAACTTGATCTTCGTACTTATTAATTTTCTTTTGATACCTAGCAACCGACTCTTCTGTTTCTTCTTTAGGTGCGTTAGGGGGCAGCATCCCCATAACCTGAATGAAACTCTCGCGGAAAACCTGCTCTTGATGGTAGAGAATCATCTCCAACAACTTGCAGAATCCGTAGGTCAAGAAGCTCTTGTTTTTACGAAGAGCTGTCGCCTGAGCCCGACCCATCAGACCCTTAATCTCCGTGGCAGTGGCACCAGCCGAGATCGAAATCTCATCGACTCCACCTAAAGCAGTACGAATCTCTTCACGCAGTAATAAAGCGTAACGATTCATGTCCCCGTTTACCGGGTCCGGAGTCATGTAGCCCACGCGGTCGGAGGGCTCGACGTTCGCAATAATCCGAGGAACTCTTAATCCACCAAGAGCGGAATTAGAGCCGAACGGTTCAGATACCCGAGTAGACGGAGAATCGATGCCACCAAAACCACTTTGACTGCTGATTGTGGGCCTGAAAGTTCGATCAGCGTCAGATGCTTCGACAAGATCGCTACGTGGACGCGAACTAATCAGCGTGGGATTACCAAAGAACTCAATATTCTTCGCAATATTCGAAACCATCTGATCATGAAGCACAATCTGCTCCATGAACGGTTCGAATTCTCCTTCGCCGTCTGTTCCGCTTGCGTTCGGCTTGTTTAAAACCTCAACCGCAGGAATAAATCCAAGCGTGTTTGGACGCCTATTTTTTGGCGTTAAAACAGTGCCAGGGTCGAGCTCAAAACTTAATTCACTATTGGATTCAAACTCAGAAATTGTATCTGCAGTAATCGACAGCCTTACATAGCGTTTATTTTGCCCGTAAGTCTCTGAAGGCAACCCGAGAGCCGAATTGCGAACTTTATAGCTGTAGATAATGATTACTTCTTCAATCTCGCCGTTAATATCGTGATAAACCCTGTACTGGTTTTTATTAAAGAAATAAATTTGATATTTGAGCTTTTCATCTGGACGGAAGTAGAACAAACCGCAGCCGTCGATCAGAAAATTGCGGATAACGGCTGGAAAACGAATGTCCAGCTTGTTAAGCGCAATTAAATCCTGTAAAAACTTGTTTCGAGCTTTGTAGGTGTCTTGCTCGCAATAGAAAAACAGACCCTTCTTCATCATCAGCAGCGTCATTTGCTGCAAATGACTCAGAACAACCATAGTGGCCGCCTGTTTACTGCGATCCTGAGTGCGAGCCGACTCTAGGATCTCATTAAAACGTTGACGGACACTAAGGTTGTCGGCAGGCATTCGAAATTAGAACCTAAAAAAGGTAAATATGTAGCTTTTTAGCCTTTTTGCTCCATTTTGCGCTTCATTTTAGCTTTTTTAGCTTTATGAAGAGCCTCTTTGTGCTTTTCTTTTTTGTCTTCTGAAGCGTTTTTCTCCTCAAAATGCTTACGGAGACCTTCAGGCATACGATCAGCCATTTGGAAGCAAATACTCTCTTACACGATCTATCTTAAACAATTCTGGAGGCAAAAGATCATGCGAATACGGAACTAAAACGTGATCTTTACGCCCTAACGGGTCAGTCCCACCGGCTTCTGGTTGATATTGCTCGATAAAATCAAGCATTTCCTGGCTATAGGCGGGTGCTACAGCATTAGGGATGTCGTCATAGCAGTGAGAGAACGAAGTTACCTTACGTTTTTTACGATTTGCGTCGCCCATCCACGAGAAATGCCAACCTGCATCGCAGTCTCCAACGATATAGTCGTTTGGATTGCAACGAATTTGTGAGAGAGTCTGCTCCAGATGCTCGTGGAGCACAACTGTCCCACAAGTCCAGTTTGTCGGAGGTTTAGAGGAATCCTGTTCGGGATCAACAACCCTCAAATCCGCACGTCCATAAAACATAGGCATAGACAGTCGGATACAACGCTCGGGATTTGCTGTTGCAAGTTCGACTGCCTCTAACAAAGCTGAAGGTTTTGGAATCTCGTCTACGTCACTAAAGAAGAAAACAGAATCCGGAGGCGTCATCCGCATACCCACAGCGAGTGCATCGCGCTGGGCGTACTCTCGCATCCAAGGATTAAACACTTCTTCGGGAGAAGGTAGTTCCACATGGAGAACCTGAAGTTTATCTTCAGGAAAACCAAGCTCACGAATTGTATCTACGCACGTAAAAGGCTTAGGATCGCCCTTAAATGTTCTGTTTGCGTCCGTAATAATAAAACCGTCTACAACGTCTTTGAGGATGTTGTAGCGAAGCTCTAACAGCTCTTTTTCGTCAAAATAAAGAAAGCAATCAAAGAGCACGGTGCCGACATTTAACTGTCAACATATTAGCTCATAGATTGGGTAGGAGTTCCGCCTCCAGCTCTGAATTTGATGCCGTTGGAACCATTTTGCTGCGAAAGTGACTTACGGAGCATAAAACGTTTCATATCTTCTACACGACCATCATCTTCTTTATACGCACCGAATGCGCCGAACTTAGGAGGAACGGGACCACCAGTCGGTTGGGACGCAAGATCCGTGGCGTATCCGACATTTTCAACACCGGGCTGCTGCAGAAATTGTTGAGCATCCGCAGCTTGACTTTGAGCGTCAAAAGCCTGAGCGTAAAAATTAGCGGCGCGACGGAACTGATCCATGATTAAGAGTTCTTTCTTTCAATGTACTTGGAAGCTTTACGTCTTGCCTCTTTAGCCTTCTCGGTATTGGAAACTTGAGTATTTACAGGTTTCCCACGGGTTGCGGCTTTCTTTTTTTCATCTGTAGCACGGCGTTCTTCTGCGGATAAAGATGCCCACGCGGATCTAGGTAAATATCGTTCGGTTCTTCCGCCTTCGCGAGCCAAATCAGCCATTACTGTATCGGACCTCCATAAAGCCATGCGTCACAAGTACGTCTGGATGCACACTTAAACTTAAATAACTGACAATATCCTAAATCAGCTAGCTCTTGAACATCCAAAGGATCAGCAGCATGTTTCTCATTAATACCCTCAATAATGCAGCCGATAACCCGTTCAGATTGGTCGAAAGCTGCGCAATTACCGCACAAAGCACTTTGAACATGCTCTATATCCGTATTCCATAGTTCAGCTTTACGTTCCCAAAAAGATTTATCGGGGTAGTCTGGATTTAAAGGACCGTAAGCAAATTTTTCTATAGTCCAATTACGATTTTTTACGTTCTCTTCTACATTTAAAGTTGCCGAGGGACAAGTAGAGGATTTTTGCGTAATTTCCTTCTCTAAAAAAACTTTAGATCTACTGGTGTGTTCCATATCGCTATCCAATTAATTCTCCTCTCATAAGTTGGGAAGCTGCTTTTCTTAACAAATTTTCTTTTACACTAGGAACTAACACTGCGTAAATATCCTTAAATTCAGGTAGACCACTTTTTTCTCGATAGGATTCACCTCCGGAAAGAGCGGTTATAAGAGTCGAAAGATCCATAGTGAGTTTTCTTTAATTTTAAACTTTATTTTTTAGATGATTCATATTCTTCCCGAGTCTGCCAGTCTTCCTTACCCCACCGAGTAAGTCTGTTGCTTTCCGATTTTTTACCTTCATAACGTCCACCCATATCTTTATAGTATTTTGTCGCGAGCTGCATAGCCCGAGCACTGTGGCCACCAAGCTTTTTCCGAGCTTTAGCTTTTGCTTGCGCCCATTTTTCAGGGTCGCGTTTTTTAGCGATTTCAGCCATTAGTAAAGAACAAAAACGCCATTAACAGTACCACTTATTAATGCTGTACAGGCTACAGGGAATAATTCGTCACCCTGTAGGTTATTAACAGTAAGTTCTTGATTAGGAGCGTCAGCAAGTTCAACAACTAAAACATCTTTACCGGAATGACTTTTAGCTTCAATAAAGATTCCGCGACAGACGGGAAAGTTCTTTCTCCCAGACGCTGGAAGCCACTCAAATCCGCTGCCATAAGGAAGCGAAGAAGTTTGTCCGTATACACTTCCAAAAGCTTTAACGTCCATATCAACCGAGTGTTTCTAACAGTTTAACAAGATATTCAACAGCTTTTTCTAAATCCTGTTTTCCGTTTTTTTGTTCCCACCGCCAGAGATATTTTTGTGCACAACCTTCAAGATAGCCTTGATACTTTACGAGCCCCATAGAAGCCCGTTGCACGTCGTAACACTCTAAACCTTCACGAACGTAGTAATTAGGTCGGACAGGATCTTCAACTGGGGTTGAACCAATAGACGACTCCTCCATTGTTTTCGACATACTTTCGTAACCGGTACGCATCTTCACGACTAATAGTCTCGCACTTACGGAAGTTTTTTAGCACATAACAGACAGAAACAAAAGCCGCCCCACGGGAGACCACGACTAGAGATCGAACATCTCCTTACAGTCTAAAACTCCACCTAACTTTGTGTATAACTCTGGCGCGTATTTTGTGTCATCATGTTGTAACAAACACCAAGGATGCGGTTGATACACACCCTTCACCTTTTTAATTGGAACACACCGTCTGTGTTCATGCCCCGCAGGCAGATTCTCAAAAGCTAATCCCATTGAGCTCCGATCCGCTATCGGCCAGTTACGCACCCCGACAAGTTCATAACTCTTGTGGGGATCGAAGCTCTGAGATCGGATGTATTTATCTGCGTCCGTTTGATCCAGAATCATCGCTCCGTAATACGGATTAGCGACCTGAACAAACAAATCGAAATCGTGGCTGATAACCAAAATCTTCGGGACTTTAAATCCGATGTCGTGCCAGACGTTTTTAGTTTCTTTCGTTAGTGAATACTTTTGGTAGTTATCAAATGGAACTTTTTTACCTTTGAAGTTTTCATACCGAATAAAGCCGGGTTCTAATTTGTAACGAGCTAGCGGTTGCTTCCACCGGAGCCAGTAATGAAAACTTTCGACCGGAATGATCATGTCATTTTCTTGATAAATATAAAAATCTGCTTCTTTACGTAAAACAGCTGTAGCTAGATCGTTTTTATGTGCCCAAGTTAAATACCAGCCTTCATATCCTGGCGACGCCACAATCACTTCGGTTTTAAGCGAGCTAAAAGCCTCCAGAACAGTTTCTAACTGCTCCTGATCATTTTGAGAATCGTAATCAATATAGATTTTTACAGTGATGTCGTACGGGTATTTACTGTAAGTATTTAAGACGTTTACAAGAGTATTAATGCGCTCTAAAGGCTTGTGGGCGGTTATGGCCAACCAAATTTTCTTCATACGCTCAGCCTAGAGTGACAGCACTTTAAAAGCAAAATCGAGACTCATCAGTATTCGATAGAAAAATTTCCCCTCCTCTGTAAGAACGTAATCAACCACGTGTAGCTGTCCAGCAGATCATCGTGTGCGGTCGAACCGACGTTAATCAACTGATCAAACAAGGCGTCGAACTTGCGGTATTTGTTGAAGATAACTTTTTTGTTTTCGAGCAATCCCAGTGTGCCGCGAAAACGTGCGATCTTATCTCCACGGAAGCCTTTGACCTCGTGAATATGGAGGTTGGTTAGCTCTCGTTCGTTCAATAAAACACGCCTTAAATCCGCCGCAAGCGAAGCCTGATACGCAACGGATTCGACCACAAGAGTCACCGTGGAATACGTAGGGAAATAAATATCGCCTTGTTTATTTAAGATCCCCCACTCCAACAACATGTCGCAAAGCAAATCAATTTTTTCTAGGTTTCCGATGCTTCTACATTGGTGCGAATCGATAATGTAATATTTATCTTTTAGTCTTCCACCAAGCACAAACGCGGTGTAGTCGCTGGTTTCGTTTTTACTCGCCGAGAGGTCGATACCGACGGCTAAGGTGTCAAATTCTGTTACAACCTCACCTTTAATAAGGAGATCTGGTGACACGACCAGATCCGAAGTCATGACGGGTTGCTGTTGATACTGGAACGCAAATGCGACCGGATCCAGCTCCTTTTGTCCAAGCAGATAATCCACGGACCACTGCTCTGGCCAGTACGAAACAGGTTCTCCTCGGTCGCTATAAGTTAGTGCTTCTTGAACAACCTGTTTCCATCCTTTTGAGGGGATAAACATAGTTTTATGAATATCCAACGGGTGGAACCGAGTTCCCAAACAGATAGCCCGCCCACCTTCAAAAATAATTGGCGCGATAACTGAGCTCCAGTTCTGAAGCATTTCGTCCCGAATAGCTGGGTTGCGAATATCTGTACTACTTTTAATAGGGTCATCTAGTAATACCAAGTGAGCCCGCTTACTGGTAATACTTCCACGCAGACCTGCTGCACGTAGAGTAAATTCTTCGTCACCAACACGAGGAATATCCGCGTAATCAAAATCAATCGACCAACCGATGTCGCTTTGCATCCCTGGCTTTAATCGGCACGACGGGAAGATTTTCTTAAAGGTTGAGCTGTCGACGATCTGCTTAATAATCCGGCTTTTTGGGATAGCCGTAGCAATGTTGTACGACGTGTAAATAATTTGAAGGGGCTTCTTTGCTGCCGTATGCCGACCGATACACCACGCGGTAAACAGGTTTAAACACGTGGATTTGGCCGAACCACGCGGGCTGAGGATGTCAGTGTTTGGGCCAGCAATATCAAGCAGATAACGGTTACTCTCGCCAGTTATAAGTTCTCTGTGCCACTCCAGCATATGTCGTGCAGGAGGTTTCTCAAAGAGAGTACAAAACGTATGAAAGTTATTTGATGCTCTGTTATATATCGAATCTACCGACTCAGAAAGTTCACCTTGCGCACGCAACGCATTCATTTGCGCTGTACGCCGATAAGCAAAACTTTCCCGACTAGGCATATCAGTAAACTAACAGTGCTGCTATATTAACCGTATTAACAGCCAACATCAAATGGCAAAGATTCTTTGGTACGGAGATGCCTGCAGTAATACGGGGTTTGGTAGAGTAACACACAGTGTTCTAGAGCACTTGTGCAAACAACATGAAGTTCATGTGCTAGGAATAAATTATAGCGGAGATCCTCATACATATCCTTACAAAATTTATCCTGCGGCAAATGTCCACTGCGGAGACCGCTTTGGGCTTCCACGGGTGCCTGAGCTCATCGAGAAAATATCTCCTGACGTTATTATCTGCCTTAACGATATTTGGGTTGTAAATCAGTTCTGGGAACGAGCTCAGTTTCTGAAAGAAAAGCACAAATTTAAATTTTTAGCTTATTTCCCAATCGACAGCGAGCGTTACTTTCCAGACATGCTGTCGAATATCCCGCACTGGGATATGGCGATTACGTTCACGATTCCGTGTGCTCACCGAATTCTGTCTCACGGAATTAAGCCAAGCAAGATCGGTGTACTTCCCCACGGTGTCGATAACACCCGTTTTTACCCGATCGACAAAAAAGAAGCTCGCCGTCAACTGCGTCTGCCAGAAGACAAATTCATCATTTTAAACGCCAACCGCAACCAACCCAGGAAGCGGATTGATCTAACGATTCAAGCGTTTGCGAAGTTTGCTGTTGATAATCCGGACGCGATGCTGTACCTGCACATGGGTACAAAAGACCTAGGTTGGGACGTCATGGCTCTGTTCCAACAGGAGATGAAGCGCCGTGGATTGGAGGACAGCAAGCGCCTGATCCTAACGTCGCAAAACATTAACTACACAGACGCCCCACCGGATGAACTGCTGAACGTTATCTACAACGCTTGCGACGTCGGCTTAAATACCGCTGATGGCGAAGGTTGGGGACTGGTTAGTTTCGAACACGCAAGCTGCAAAAAACCGCAGATCGTTCCTAATCACACGGCGTGTGCTGACATTTGGAAGGAGGCCGGTGCTCTCGCCAACATTTCTACATGGATCATCGACAAAGATCTTGGAGTGGAACGCGGATTAGTCGACACTGACCACGTGGTTCAGCTCCTAGATGAGCTGCAAAGCAATCCGGACATTTACGAGGATGTGGCGCAAGCTTGCTATGACGTCACGCAACGATCGGAATACCGCTGGGAGCACATCGCTTCCGGTTTCTCTCAAGCTGTCGAAGACCTCCTGAGCTGACATGCAAACTACACATCGATTTTTTCACAAATACAGCAACGTCGTACACCCCGTACGGGTCGAACAACCCGGTATAGTCGACGTCTATACGCAAGCGGAGAAGCTAGGCGGTACGTTCACTCGAATCGTCCACAACCTCCCCGAAAACTCCGTAGCTAATTTCAGCCCTTGCGTCATCAAACATAAGGACACCACCTACATAGCGTGGAGGTCCCAGGAGCAGCCGTTTGGTTTCCGCTGGGACAACAAGTATTTCTATTTAAACGACACACCTACAGATATTTATATTGGGCATTTAGCTAATGACGAGACAATCTTAGGTGCAAAGAACATGCGTCCTAAGAAGCACCGACTCAGCTACGAAGACCCGAGGTTATTCGTAGGTCCCGATAACGAGTTGTACACCCAGTTCGTTGTTTCGGCTTACGCCAGTAAGTACGACAAAGGTCCGGAATCTAGATACGGTCAACCGAAGGTTGCTGTTTGCTACGTAGACGAAAACTGCGATGCGGTGTCAGCTGCGTTTCCCCCGATCGGTAATAACCGTAAAAAAGGAATAGCAGAAAAAAACTGGTGTTTCTTCAGCAAAGACGATTACCTTCACTGTCTGTACTCGACAAGACCCTTAGTTATTGAGCGGGAACAAGGTGAAAAGTTGACGGTGGACACGTCCGTACTAGACGAAGTTACACAAAAATGTCCGACCTTTAACTCCACAGCTCCCATTAACCTGGGGTACGGCTACCTAGTGTTTTATCACTGGAAGCACATGGCAGCTACACCGACAGGGTTTAGCTTCCTTCTCTACCATTTGGGTGCTTACATCGTTGATAAAGATTTTACCAAGATCCTGTATGTGGATAAAGAACCCCTGTTTTCAGGCTCGTTAAACGATCAGGTAATTCAGTGGACAAACTATGCGGGACAACCTGTGTCCACACAGCCCGCAGTAATTCTGCCATTTGGTGGCTTTATAGAAAACACAGATCTCGTGCTGTCGTTAGGCGTCAACGACGCATTTATGGGGATATTTAGGTGCCCGGTAGAGAAGATTATGAAGCGTATGACTAAAGTAAATTAGTTCTTCTCTTCTCGCTCTAACGTAGACCAGACCAAAATAGCGGCGTCGTCGACCAAGGTTTGCAGAGTGGGCTGACCATCGAGAGTCTGAATAAGCTCGCGAATACACCGGTCAGCCCCTGCAAGCAAAAGTCCACGGCGATCGAGACCGTCGGTAATTGAACGCACGGCTTGGATGTGGGACCGCAGCTCTTTCTGTAGCGCCGAAATTTTTGTCGCTGCAGTCGCGAAATCTAACATCCCCGTTGTAGTCATATCCCGCACGTTTTTAATGTCGTCGCTTATAGCGTCGATCTCAATTAGGAGGACTTTACGTAAGTCTTGTTTAGGGTACTTTTCCTGTACCCATGCAGTCAAATCAGCAATACTGCCGTTATACCCAGGCTTTAAAAATCGAGCGTATAGATACGACTCAATGTCACTTGTAGCATTCTTTGCATAATGTACAAACGCATCTTTTTGTGACTTGTCTAAACTTTCAAGCCACGATGCAACTGTGTCAGAACATCCAATAATCGACTTAATCACGCAAACATCCGCTGACCGGCAAGAGCCATACCGGCTCCGTACCGTTTCAGAGCTAACTGCCCTTCGATGTTACCCCGCTGAACAGCAAGTTGACTACGGGTATTCTCTTGCATTTTTGAAATATCTAAATTAGTACGCGAGATGTCGCTCACCATCTTATTCCGAGTTTGTGCGGCGTCTAGCGTAGCCTGAGCCTGCGCTTGAGCCCCAGGCTGGAGAAGAGAAGTCTGACCCGCAAGTGCAGTCTTCTGTAAATCTCCCACGGTTGAAGCGTAAGTCTTAGCCAAACTCGCCGCAGTCTCAGGACCAAGAAGCTCTGTAGCTAACTTGGCTGAGCCTGCTTTCGACTGAAGATCCAGAACATTACTAGCGTATTGAGAAGCAATTCCAGCTTGAAGCGCACCTTGCGTGGTGTCACGAGTAGAGGCTTGCTGAAACTGGTCGTACGAAGTCTGAGCGCCAAACTGAAGTTGGCCTTGCAAACTAGAAACATAAGGAGCCATTAAAGCCCCCAGTTCCTGGCCAGCAATATTCAGACGAGTTGTTCCCGGAGCTAGCGCATTAGCGTATAAGGATGCGAAGTCTTGAGTTTGGAGTTGTCCGCCACCGCCTCCTCCAAAAATACTTCCGACACCTCCGACAAAACTACCAAGTCCTCCCAGAGTTGAACCTAAAGCACTTCCGGATAAAGCTCCGCCTAAAAAGCCCGCACCAGCTCCTCCTCCGCCTGTAAGCAAAGGCATAGCAAGAGCAGTAGCAAATGGAACCGGCATATTTAAGCCCTCCCAGTTAAAGTAATCGGCTTAAGAGCAGCTTGAAATGCCTGACTGACAACATTGGGATTCATTTGAGAGGAAGCCCAAACAGCTGAAGCCAATGCTGCCGCTTGAGTTGCATTTGCATTTATCTGAGCGACTCTAGCCTCACGCCACGCTTGGATATTTTCTTTTTCTATTTCGCGAGCAGTACGTTCTTTTGATTGTCGTTCAGCAAGGGCACTTGTAACTATGCTGCGTTCTAGGGCCGCACGATTTTGAATATCACTTATAGCCTGCAACGTGGCAGGATCTCTAATTTTTTTAATCTCTTCTAAAATTTGTTGAAATTCGTTAAGTTGTTGTTGTTTAATAGTGTCTTGCGGTTTATCCCCCGTAAGAACCGGAGGAGCAGGAGGAGTATACGGACCTGCAGTACCACCATACCCTTGACCACCAGTAGACGCGGGTTTTTTATCTTCCTTAGGAGCGGGCTCAAACCCCTTTGGATACCGCCCAGTCACTTTTCTAAAGCTTTCACCAGACTGAGGACCATAGCCAGGTATTGTATATTTAACATCACCATCGGGCATTTGAACAGGTTTACCTACCTGTGATTCGTCATAACCATAAGGTAGTTCACCCCCAAAAACTTTTTCATCTAAAACGTTATAAGCCCGAGAGTGAAGACCGAAAGGGTTAAAAATAGTCCCTTCTAAAACGTTGTTTAAAAAACCAAGAGCATCGGGATTCATAATAACCTCCTATACAGCTGTAGCCAGCTGCTCAAGAACAGGGCTAGACGCAAGGTTTTCTTTAGCGTAAACAGTTTTTATGGCTTCATTAAACATGTTTTTGGCTGCGTCAAAACTAGATTCAACACGTTGTCGTTGAATGTCCCCTAAAGAAGATAACTCCTGCTTTCTAACACCAGCCTGTGCTTCCATTGCACGTGCCATGTAATCAAATTCTTTCTCGGCGCGAATTTTTTCAATCTCACGACGAGTTAAGTCTTGAGCTTGAATAAGTTGACGCTCAAGAGCTTTGTTAATAAACTCATCCGTACTAGGAAGTTCGCCAAAAATATCGCCACGCCCGAAAATATTTGAAATAAAGTTATAAAGTTCTCGTTTGGGTATTTGCTCTAAAAGTAACTGCTCATACCCAGCCGCAGGTTCAGTACCTAAAAAATATCTTCCAACTGGAGCAAAACCAGCAGATTGAGGGCTAGTTGCTTGGTTAACAGCACCAACTGCGCCAGGAATTTGATTAGCTAAAATTTCCGCAAGAATCTCTAAACCGGCTTGACCTGCAAACCGCTTAAGTCCAGCACCAGCAGCGGAAGCTCCACCAGCCTCTAAAACTCCAACGCCAGCAGGTAAAACAGCAGGTGCAGCCATTAATAAGAGGCCGGATTATCGAATCCGGTTCCAGTCCTAACCTTCTTAAATTGTACATCCTTTGAAGAACCTTGTGGATAAACTCCAAGGTCCTTCTGTTCCTTAGAAGGAAGCGCAGCAGTTTGAGGAAAAGTAGAAGCGACGTACATGTCTAAAAAAGACACAGGATCCAACGGAGGAGCCGTCTTTCTTACATCGTTTTCCTGCAACTGGGCTAATCGATTCATGATCAACCTAACTCTTGATACTCAACCGAAGGCGGAAGAGAACTATTTGAAGGAGCGTTTAATAACGAATACTGCCCACCGTAGTTCGGAAGATCGTATTCGGCTGGACGCTGACGACTGAGGTATTCAGCTCCGTCTTCAGCCATTTGATTTTCGTTCTTTATAAACTCTAAAAATGCAGCGATAAGCTCGGGATCCTCCATAATAATCTGAAGGAGCTCGGCTGTTTCTTCTTCCGAAATATCATTTGTTACACCAGCCTGCAAGCGCCGTTCAAGCTGAACCTTAGCTTCAGGCTGACTCACCATCGGATACGCATTCAACGAGCGAGTAGCTGACGTATTAACGCCTTCACCCTCAAACCCAGGCTGAGGTGCAGGCATACGGTAGTAGCTACGCAGAATCTGCGAAACCAGAGGGGCGGCAGCGGCTTGCTCAGCTGGAGTCCTGGGAACAGGTAACCCAGTTAAGCGAGATGCGAGCTCATAATCGCTTGAACTAAACACCCGAACACACCACCATTACTGATTCTATTGTAGGCGTAATACTCAAAATATCGCCAGGCTGAACATTTAAAACGATACAGATCTTCTCTAAAACATCCGGTGAAGGAATGTATTTTTCATCCTGATAAATTTTCCTAGTTGTTGTTGGAGAAAGCTCCGAAATTTTACTTAATTTGAAAGATGTAAGATTTTTAGAATCCAACAAGGACTTCAGATTATTAATTAACCGCCCGCAAGATGTATAAGACGAGTAGTAGGGCATCGTATTACTATGCTGCTAACTTTACATAGTTTAAGGTTAAAAACCTAAATTTTTCTGACGAACAAACTGCAAATTATACGTAGTGAAGTCTAGAGGAATCTCTGCGTTGTTAAAAGGGTATTCGTACACCTCCCCCTCTACATGAGCCTGCCACGCTGGGCTCCACTTGGCATGGAGATACGTCTTATTCAGCTCATGAGCGATGTGGATTTTGTGGGCCAGCTCCGGCTCCGAACGCCAGGTCTGACTCCCGTCCGCGTAATCCCCGCTTGTTTCACCGTGGTAGTAAGGCACGCCAACGGATAGGCAACGCTTCAGATCCTTATGCTTAAACCGCATACCGTAGTCCATGTCCTCGCAGTACGCCGGATACAAGTTTTCATCGAATAGTCCAAAATCTTGTACAACCCAGTCCTTCATCAAGAAGACATCCCAGCTTCCGTTTTCTCCGTGAACTATACCGATTTCTGAATCTTGCGCGTGCGCCACCATGCGCTCCAGAAACCCAGGGGTAAACATGATGTCATGATTCACAATGACCCAATACGGGCACATCATGTAGCACTTAATAATTAAGTTCCAGTATCCGCTACACCCGATATTAGAAGGCATGTGGCACACGACCACCTTCTTCACATACTTGTGGGGGACCTTGGTCAGCAGATCTAGCTCTTCGGTTATCTGATCGCGCCCGTTATTATCGAATACAACAAAAGTATCTACAGGATAATCTATGCTATACAGTAACCTGTATACCCAATGAGGAGCATTAACACATGCTGTACCGATAACGGGTATGCTCATACCACTCAAATGCTGCTATTATATTAACACTTAAGTTTCGAAAATGGCTACTTATTATTGGTTGCCGGAGAAAAACGAAGCGATTCCCACCGAAGGCCCAGCATTCTTAATGCATGATGACCCATCCGGTCGGGCTCAGATGTTCCACATCGGGATCCCGGAGTTAGCAATTATCGAATGGGCACGTCGATTCTGCGATAAAAGCAAAACCTTCATCGACTGTGGCGCCCACATGGGCTCATACTCGATAATGCTGGCTGACGGATTTAAATATGTAGAAGCTATAGAAGCGCAGCGCCGGACGTACTACCAACTGTGCGGCAACATCTTCGCCAACGAAAAGTACAACATCCACCCGCAAAACGTTGCGATCACGTCGCACCAAGAAGCAAACGATGAAGTAACCCTATCAATCGTTTCAGAAGATGGCGGTGGTTCAACAATCTGTGAAACAAACGAAAAGGTCTTAAAAACGGAAGTCGTACGCACTAAATCAATCGACGGCCTGATGCCCACGAACGTCGGACTGATCAAACTCGACATCGAAGGCAACGAGTTAAAAGCCCTCAAAGGCGCCGACTGGACAATCAAACGCGACAAACCTCCCATCATCTTCGAGTCCAACAACACGCCCGAATTCCCCGAGCGCCGAACTGAATTATTTAAATATTTGCAAACTATAAATTACTCGATCTCCGAAATCCGCCCGTTCGAAAACATGTACTTCGCTGAGTTCAATCAGTAGGGTAATCCAACAGCACAAAATCAACCTCAGCTTCCCTAAGCATTTCTTGCGAGAGCGAAAAGCTCGTGTGCCAGCGATCTGGGATCGGGTGATTAGGTGCTACCACGCGGCGTATACCCGACTGAATAAGCAACGTGCAGCAGTTCGCACAAGGCATGAACTTCCAAACATAAATACATGCGCCGCGCAAACTGATGCCATCCTTGGCAGCGTGAGCAACTATGTTCGCCTCAGCGTGTACGGTGCGCAGGAGCTTCTCTTCGCGGTTGTTGAGCCGACCTGGAAGGTCTCCGATGCGATGCGGGAACCCGTTGTAGCCGGTCGCAAGGATCCTGCGATCCCGCACTGCGATTGCACCAATCTGACTTGACGGATCTTTACTCCACGAGCTGATGCACTCAGCCAATTTTAAAAATCTGTAATCCCACTTTGTATCGTTCATCCGTCAATCCTCGTCGTTATCACGCGGATCAAACCAGTTACATTCGTCTGCTTCTTCAGTTCCAGCTTCTGGGAACTCATAATCACAGATGTTTTTACGGTAATGAAGACACCCGAAACACTTTATGTCGAACTCTGAGCTGCTGTTTTCTTCCACGTGGCTGTCGAGTAACGGCCGAATTAACTTTAAAGCTTTCTTTTTAAACTCAAGGGCTTCAGCAAACTCCTTATACATTTTCTCCGTCAGTTCAAACGTGCTAAACCGGTGTCCACAATGACCGCACTGCATTCTCCTTCTAAGACCAATCTTAGATCTGCGAATCTCGAGGACTGAACTACGTTGTTCAAGGCAATTAGGGCACGAGGTTTTTACTCGTTCGTTAATAACGGGGCTCATTTTCAGCTATTTAAATTTACAGATTGTGAGGATCTTCGTCTAAAGTTTTTATATTCTCAAGAATTACCCGAGAATCGCGAGTTTGTTCATACTGTTTAATAACGTCAGTAATAGCCCAAAGCACGGAGGTACTGTCTTTATATGCGAGTAACCAATTAACCATGTGTTTTTTTACTTCTCGATAAAAGTCATCGCTGTTCATGATTCAAAATTGGAGAAAGAAGTTCAAGTAGGTCTAACAAATACGCGGAAAACTCCACGTGGGTTGTGATCAGGTCGTCAGACGGTGCTGATAAATGAGGATAAGTATCTTCCCACCAATCTAAAAACGCTGCTTTAATCGATGTTTTGTTCATTGTTGGCTGTAGCCAGTGGGTATTCATAAATAATGTTTGACAGAGTGCCGCCAGCATCCTCTCGAAGATTCAGCTTTCGTCTGCCCTTGAGAAGGTAGCCCCAATCGCGGGTCTCTGTCACGGGAATGTCCTCCCTCCCGCACACATCACACACATCTTTGTATACAGAAGAACATCCGACGCTATACGTCCCGTACTTCTCACCACACGATGTGCAGCACTTGTACGCATCTTTTAGACGTTGTTCCAGGGAGAGTTCAGGTTTAAACATGTGACTGAGTAACTTAGTATGCCTCCGGCGGGATTCGAACCCGCAAGCTTTTTAGGGCGGCGCATTTTAAGTGCGCTATGTCTTCCATTCCATCACAGAGGCGATGTGCGCGTCGTGAGGATCGAACTCACCTTCGTCCGATTATGAGTCGGAAGCAGTCACCAGATTGCTAGACGCGCTTTCGACACGCCGAAGGAACTGTTCCCGGCGAGTAGCAATAGCAAACTGGACGTTTGCTTTGCCTGAGCAACGATAGTTGCAATAGGGGCCACGGATGGTTGGATTGCGGTTTTTCTTAATCAGCCAAAGCCGGAGCTTTCGTCCCTTTAAAAAAAACTCAGTGTCGCAAGAAGGGCAGATGAAAGAAGTCTTTTGACCCGGCATGAGGTGCGTGGAACCTCTGGTAGTAAACCACGCCGATCAAAAGCCCGCAAGCACCTGTGCGAGTCTTACAACGACTGCTTATAGAGCGTGGCCTGACTTTTGCAATATTTCAAGATGTCGTAGCCGTCGGCTCGCGGATGCTCGATTTGCACCTGCGCATAACAAGAATCATAAAATTCCTGTGCTTTGCGGGTCTTTTCACTAAAAGCAGGAGCTTCCGCCAAGATGGGCACGGAAAGAACAAGTCCAAGAAGACCGACAGTACCTCCTATGGCTACGCCAAAAAAGATCCGGAGGATCTCAGGAGCTTTCCAAGCTAAAGCCGTGGTGGCGAGATGAACTGTGTTGGCGTCGAGTTTGAGGTTGGAGTTCGGTTTACGCATCGGTTTAGAGCGGTAGTGTGCTCACCAGCAATCCTACACTAGAACTAAACGCGAGAAAAGCTGGTAACCTAAATTTGTCCTGAAATCCCATCATGGTTTTTAAATTAGATAAAAAGTACCAGATTACACACGAGTGGTACCATCAACTTTTAAACGGCTACAAAGTAATTACAGAAGAACCACGGGCGAGGAAACTAATTTTCGACCCGGCAAAACAACGCACCATTCTGGAGATCGGCGTTTACGAGGGCGCATCAACCTGCTGGTGGTCTGACAACTTCTTGAATCACCCAGACAGCAGACTGTACTCAGTCGATCCATTTACAGGAAACGACGAATACAAACAAAACCGCGCCAGTTTCCCCACGCTGGATCACATCGAAGTGATCGCTCGTTCAAACGTAGCTAAATCAAACAACGCAGGCAAAGTTGACATCCGTAAAGGATGCTCCTGGGATCTATTTCCCGCTCTAGCTCAGGAGCTTAAAGCGGGCGTAGACATTTTGTATGTAGACGGCGAACACACTTCGAACGCCGTGGTACGCGACTTGTCTCTGTATTATCCACTATTAAAATCAGGTGGCGCTTTAATCCTGGATGATTATGGTAACGAAGAGGTAAAAAAAGGTGTTGACGGAGCGCTAAGCGCATTCGGAGGAATAGAGAGCGCATTTTTCACAGGGTGGCAGTTGTGGTTGGTTAAGGCGTAAAGTAAAGCCTATAGTGCTTACTTAAAGCAAACTTTGTACCTTGTTGCACAGGCGCTTCCCCGTGAAGCGTCTTTTTATTTGGTTTACCTTCGATTGTGAGATTGTTCCAAAGAACAACTAAACCAGTCTTTGGTTGAATCTCAACTTTCAACTCAGGAAAAAATAAATCACCTCCGATAACATCTTCATTTAAAAACGCGTGGATACTCCACGTGCGCTGACCTCCTTCTTCGAGCGAACCTTGTCTAAGCAACTCGGCTGAGTCAAAGAAAGAAAATCGAGGAGTAGAGCCGTCACCGATGTACGTACATTGTCCGTACATAGTCTCTGCCGACCGACGCGGCAATTTAGCGAAGACCTCAAACAGATCTGTGATGTTTTTATCTAGTTCTGCCAGATCTTTTGTGAACTTGACGTAAAAATTTTGATCAGATTTGAAACAGTCCTCCGAAACCGGGGACGACTCATCAGCGCGGGAACGAATATGGTCACAGAGGTAAGAGCAAAAGTCGGGAGAAAGAAAGTCTTTATAAATATAGAGTTGAGTTTCGTCGTTTGAGACCTTCACAAAGTTGTTATGGAGACTTCGGTTAGCCACCACAGCGAAGTCGGCCTGAAAAGGTGACTTTTCTGCCTGCAAAAGCTCTAAAATATTTAAAATTTCTGACTCAGAGTATCCCCTAGAGTCTAATTTCAAGATAATTTGCTTTTTTGTAGCCCGATTGCGAATCCAATCATTGACTTCAGAAAGAATTTCGTTGTCGATAATCATATAGAACTATGTAAGACACCCAGAAAAGCTCTGGGAGCCTACTGTAAAGCAAGTTTTTTAATAACGCAACCGCATAACGTGCTGTATATGCGCTACAGCACACAAAATAGGGGATAGATGGATCCGGTGTGAGCGGGGTGGGGGCTCCCGGCAGGGACCGGACCTCTATCGAGAGAACTGTAGCACCGAAAACGAGCTTGTTGCTTAACGTCCGAATAAAAGTTCGGATAAACCAAACTCGCCACGGCGGGGGTTAAACCGCTCTTTAACTAAATCGATACGTTTTTGAATTTCGTTTCGATTGTCCTGACGCGTTAGTTCTGACCGTTGAGATGACGTTAACGGTTTGAGTGTCGCAGTAAGCGGTTTTTCACCTGTTCGAGGTTGTGCTGTTGCACCTGTGCGAGGAGCCGTTCCAATAAACTGACGCAATTTTGGAACAATACCTTCACCCGTCTCTTGACGAACAACTTCATTTAAAGCACGTGCACCGGCAGTACCAACAAGACCCGCACCGACTCCAGGAGTAAACAGTGCTGCCAACGGTGCTACCAGAGGAGTGGATAAAACACCAGCTGTTCCTGCTGTTATCGGTAAACTTTGTAAAAACTCTTGTCCTATTTGTCTACCCATGGCCACGGGTCCTCTAGCGTAACCGGTTTGAATTGCTTCAGGACTAGGAATAAGGTCAGCAGCACCGGGGAGAAGAGCAGAAGGAGTGCGGCGTAACGCACGTATAAGTTCTAATGCGCCAGGACCGGTACTTGCGACCGGATCTGTAGATAAATATCTCGGTGCGCCACTAAGGGGTAAAACGTCTTGATCAACCCTAAACTGTTCACCTGCCCGTGTAACCGTTCCCCTCAAAGCCGGTTCGGCTCTTTTTGGTTGAAGCGGTATTACGTTTCCTTGTAGATCCACATAAGCATATTGCGTTCTTGCGCTATCTACAGGACCAAAACCGGCAGACATATATGCAGCTCCGCGTAAATTCGGAAGGTTTTGATTTTTAGTTTTAAAAGGTATAAGTTTACGAACAGTGCTGCTTGTGTCAGCGGTCTCTCCTTCTTTAAGTCGTTCTTTTAAAAGATCATCTGAAGGCATAGGAGAGTTATACACTAGAGTTCCTGGACGTGTCTCAGCCATAGCACGATTGCGAATAAACTGTTCAAACTTATCTGTAACTTCCTTAGGTAAATCTGTTGAAGCTATATAATTTGCCCAACCCTCATTAGGTTTGCGAGTATCAAAACTAATATCAGCTTTTCCTGTTACAGGATTATTAGCTAAAAACCTTAAAGTGTTTAATGAAATCTCGTCCGTAGAACCACTTAAAATATCGTTTATTCTTCTAACTAAAAATCCTTGAGGATTAGCGGGAGAAACTTTAACTTCATAAGCGTCAGGGTCTCCAATTGCAGCAGGCATAACCTCTTTAGTATCTGGATTGAAACTAAAAGCTGCGTTTGTCGGTAAATTAGTCGAAGACCGCGCTAATCCAGGAAATTGTTGTTCCAATAAATTTGGACCAAGAACATCCAAAACTTGTTTATAAGCATCATTAAATTTTCGCGCTCGCTTATTAATACGATCAGTGAGATTTCTTACTTCTTCTTCATATTCGGGTTCCGATCTAGAGGGATCATAAACGTTTACATACCCTCCGCCGCCCACGATGGGTCGTTGCGGACGAAAAGCATTTTGTTCAATTGCCCGTAATTCGTTTTCAAATCCTTGTGCACGAATTAAATCTCTAGCTAGCGCTTGAGATTTAGGATCTCCAGAACTATATAAATCTTCAATTGGAGATAAAATATTAAGACCTACTTTTTTTAATTCAGGGTCACCATAACTCGACAATATTTTATTGTATAAAGCTGCACGATCAGCAGGAGTGGATATGGTTTGTTCAGTATCTACGTATTGCATGTAGGGCTTAAACAGTTCCTGTTTAACCCTTTGCCGTGGATTTTGGTTTTCAACCCCATAAACAAGATCTTTAAGTTCAGGAAATTCCTGTAGAACTTGTTTAAAGTTTTCTAAACTTTCACTTCCGCGTTCAAGACGAGCGTCGTTAAAAACTCTAGAAAGATCTTCTTGAAGTCCCGGAATAATTCTTTGTCTACTTCTTGTGGGCATATCAAACGGCTCATCAAGTTGGACCTCTCTCAATGGAGTTTGTTGTATATTCTCTAATGCTCTTTCAATTAATTCACGTTGTTCACCTGGACGCATTCTCGCTGCTGCTCTGTTTGCACGCTCAGCTAACCTCTGAGCAAACAATAAAGGATCAGCATCTGCATCACTAATAGGGGTATTTTGTCGAGTTCTAGATTCTTGATAAACCCGCCTAGCAGCGTTAATAGCTGCATCTTCACCAATCACTCTACGAACAGATGGAAGTACATCAGAAGCATAATCTTGACCAGAATTAATTCTGCGAGCATAAGGTGATGTAGTGTCAAAAGTAGATAGATCTCTTTGAATTTGATTAAGAATATTACGTTGATCTAACGCATCTTGAAGAGTAGCCGGAATCGTTTCTGATGGTACACGAGAACTTATCTCATCTAACCGATCATATAACTGTGGAGTAAATAAAGGATCACTTTCACGTGAAATTTCATTAAAACGACGATCAATAGTATCTCTTATAGTATTACGTTCCGTTTCTAAATTAGAAGGCAAATCAGCAATAAGACGTAAACGATCTAAATCTTCCTCTGCTGCAGTAAAACCTTCGTAAATATCACGATCTAATCCTTCACTACGTCCACGGGTTCCTTCTCTTTCGACAAAATTTGCTGCTTCCCATTCAGAAAACCCCGGAGAATTGTCGTTTAAAACATCAGATCTAAATGATTCACGTAAAGAATCTAAATCACGTCTATCTAATCGTCCAGTTATGACATCTTCATAAACGCGATCTGAGAGTTCAGGAGAAGTATCAGGGTTATTTTGTAAGTAGTTAATAAAAAACTGTCTCGCTTTTGGATCTTGACCAGCTAAGCGATAAGCATCGTACCTTTCATTATCGGGATCAACGTCAAGCTCGTTAAAAGGTATTTCGTCACGTAAATCTTCTACTGTAAAAAAATTACGAGCTTGATCTGGATCTACATCTTCAACATAAATACGTTCCTGCTCAGCTATTTGTTCTGCAGCAAGATCATCAAGTTCACCTGCATCTCTAGCTCGATTGAATAAAGCGCGTCTAGCATCAGAAGAAAAATAAGGATATGTATAATCTTCTTCCTCTACAGCATCCGCTACCTTACGAATTAATTCGGGCGAATAAAAATCAGGAACCGGCACGACCGTAAATTAACCCATATACCATATTAGCCTCTTCCTTACAAGAAATAAAAACCCGCAGGCCCGCGCACGTAGTGCTATACTAAGCACGCAATACCAACATCACATGCAAAACGCTATGTACGTCATTGAAATCTACCGCCACGCGGGCACGTGGTGTTTCACAGACGACAAACGAGGCTTGGTGCACGAACCTTTTGTACTCGGAATCCCTGAATTCATTGACGAAGTTATTGATTTGTTGTCTTTAGGTGAACTAAACGGCACCTACAAGGTAATTTTCTCCGAAAAAGTATTCCCGGCCTACCAAGGTTGTCTCTCTTTTAAAGAAACAGAGCACGGAGGCGCGTGGTACAGGATGTCTGTACTTAACCAAGACGCCAAAAACAGCGAAAATGGACGCGGTTGGCTCTGTCCGGCGACTTTAAAGTTCTTTGAATACTTTCCGCCCGAGATTTATTTCAAACTAGAGGCGCTGAAAGCTTAATTTCACGTCTTCCCACGCAATCGGAGCATAATTTGTCTGTTCGACACAGACACAAAGGTATCGCGGGTCGATTTTGCCTTCACAAAGGACCCGACCCGCGTGCAGGTGTCCGTGAACGTTGCCCTTAAATCGCATTAAAGCGTCCGGGTGCACAGGTATGTGTGAAAAGGAGTAGTTATCCATTACCCAGTACGCTCTAATGTCGCGAAACCTAGGGTAATAGTCTGCAATTTTAAAGGTGTCGTGATTACCTTTAATCAGAATCTTGTCACCGTTAAGGCGATCAAGCACTTGCAAGCCTTTTCGTTGAATCGCAACGTCACCTAAGTGGTAAACCTTGTCGTTAGGTTTAACAACTCGGTTCCAATGTTCGACTAAAGCCTCGTCCATTTCATCAACATCACGCCACGGGCGTAAAAAGGACCCGTCCGGTGTTGTAAAAGTGCAGACTTTAGCGTGAGAGAAATGAGTGTCGGCTGTTAAAAAGATGTTCACGTTCAATATTCACATTATTAATAATTGGAATTTACTTAAAAATTTAATAACCGCCCGAAATTTGACGCATTTTCTTGATGGCTTCTTCTGTCGCTCGATTACGTTCTTGTAGCTTGTCGGCTACACTCTGCGCTTCTTGCACAAACCCACCGGGATTAACCAGCGCGCCGATGTATTTACGTAAAAAAGTGAGCGGGTCCACGGCGCTGCATGACGGTCTGAACTAAGTCTATCAAGTGAGCGCCGAAAGTTTGTGCTCCTATAGTGCTACCCAAAAAATTTTTTACCTAGTTTGCCAGCAAAATTAATTTATTGTTCTCGCCGCCCCCGTCGTCGAAAGTCTATATATAAAAAAAAGGGCAAATTGCGGGCAGATTTCTTTACACATTGCGGGTCGCTAAGTATAACGAACCTCGCGTGCGCGTATGTGCGTGCGCGTGCGTATGCGTGTGCGCGTGTGTGCTCGCGTGTGTGCGCGGGCGTGCGCGTATGTGTGTTTCATTTTACC